ATACTCCCACAGCTTTAGATGCTGTTAAAACTATACCAGAAGGTATACAACAAAAACCAGGTGAGAAAAATAAAGTTGGTAATAGATACTTAGTATTACTTGAAAATGGTAATTGGGCTGTACTTGAGCATAAAGAATTAACTTTAGCTGAATTTGAAACCGTATTTAAAGAACTTCTTGACCTACAAAAAAGAATTAAAGAAGGTGAAAAAGTAGATAATGATACTTTAAATGAAATAAACGATAAAGTACAACAAGCTTATTATGTAGCTCAGGGAGAGCCTACAAAAGATTACCTTGTAGCAAGACTATCAACTAAAGGTACATTTACTATACGAAATATAAACTATACTACAGGTAAAGAAAGTGGCAAACCTATTAAATCTGGTATACAAAAAATAGAAACTGTATATAACACTCTGTCTAAAGAAGGTACTATAAAAGGTAATGAAGAATCATTACGTTTAAAAGTAGGATTTAAAAATTCAGGGTTAAAAGTAAACTACAACAATGCTATACCTGAAGCAGCTCAACCAAAAGAAGCTGTAACTTCCGTAGAAGTAGAAGATAAAATAGCTGAATTAAGAGCTAAAGAAGAAGTAGAAGTTAAAAAGATTATACCTAACATAGATGATTATAAAGTTGGTGGTGTAATTAATAAAGATAAGGTATTAGAGGGTATAGAAGAAAGGAAGAAAGCAGAATTAAAAAAAGCTGAAAGTACTACTACAGAAATTGTAGAAGAAACTGAACCTAATGGAAAAAAAGTATTTTTAGGCACTCCTTCAAAAGATGGCTACTTTATAAATAAAAATGTTAAAACTAAGTTTGATGAAGAAGAAAATGTTTATGAATTTATACTAACAAGTGATACAACTGCTAAGTTTAAAGTACATTCTCATCCAGAAGCGGTTAAATCAGCCCTTAAGTTTCCTGATAAAACTATTGACACAGTAAGTACTTCACTAAATGGATTTACTCCATCAGCTAATGGTATAAGAACTGTAAAATATGGGGAAGCTGTATTAGAAGGAGATAAATGGGTAGTTAAAAATAAAGCAGAAATTGAATACACAGGAGGTAATACTAAACCTGCTCAAGCTACATCAGGAACTTCTGTAGAAGCTACAAAAGCTGTAGAAGCTAAATACAAAGCCCAAGCAGATGCTTACAATGAAATATATGATAGGTATGATAAGCTAATAACAGGAGCTGCTAAAGGTACTTCTACTGAAACTAAAGCTACTGTAACCATACCTATTTTAACGACAGTTAAAGTTGATTTAGCTTCTTTAAGTATAGATGAACTTAATAATGTAGCTAAGCAGCTTAGACAAAAAGCAGTTGATGCAAGACAAGCAGAAAAAGAAGGTAAAACTGTATTAGGAGGAAGTGTTTCTGTAGAAAGTGACTATCAGGCAGTTAAAAAATATATTGCGGAACTAGCTGCTTTAGAAACTAAAACAGAAGAAATAATTTCTACAACTCCTGAACAACTTAAAAAAGATGTTGCAGCTCTTTTAAACAAAGCTTTACAAGAATTAAAAGAAGCTAATGCTACTGGAAAGAATTTTATTTTAGGATTTCATGGTGGTAGAACATTTGATAAAGCAGATAGAACTAAACAATATACAGGAGAATTTAGAGACCCTGAAGTTAAAAGGGTAGCAGAATCAGCAGGGGCTAGATATGAAGGAGAAATGTTATTCTTCACTGAAGATCTATCAGAAGAAGGTAATAAATTTACTTATGAAACAGCAATTCGTAGTGCTACTGCGTATGCTATTAAATATGGAGATGATGCTCCCTCAATTCAAGCTTACTTAATACCTTTAAATGAAACACAGTTTGCAAATAAAGGGTTAGGAGAAGTTGGTGTTACTTATGATGATATTGAAGCTGATAGAATTAGAAAAATAGGTAGTGTAGATTTTACAAGAAAAATAGTTACAAAAGATACTACAGAAGCTCCTGTTACTGAACAACCCACCAGTGTAAGAGAAAGACGTAAAAATAAAAGCAATGAAATAAATAATGATATAAATGCAGAAGGGCCTTTTAAAGTAAGTGAACTACCCGCTGAAACAAAAATTAAATTTGAAGAGGCTTTAGCATATTTACGAAGTATATTACCTTTTGAAGTAGGAGATATTGATGCTATTGCTGATAGATTAACTAACAATGGTATTACTTTTGGTGCATTTATAGATAATGTAATATATCTTAATAAGGCTGCTGAAGCAGGCACAGAATACCACGAAGCATTTCATGGTGTAATGAGTTTATTTAGCACAGAAGAAAGAGCAAAGTACCTAGAAGTAGCTAAGAAAGAACATAAAATTACTGACAAGGCAAGGGCAGAATTTGTTTTACAACGTCCTGTATACCAAAACTTATCCAAAGAAGCCTTAGATAAAGTAATGCTAGAAGAATATCTAGCTGATAAGTTTATGGCTTGGAAACAAGGTAAAAAAGAGCCTAATGGTTTTTTTGCCAAAATGTTTGATAAAATCAAGAAATTTTTTGATGGTATAAAAGATTACTTTGGAGGTAACCTTGATTCTTTATTCCATAGAATAGATAGCGGTAAATACAAACATAGAACTATAGGTGGAAACAAATTACCTATGTTTATGGCTTTGCCTTATAATACTGAAAAAATAAAAGGTACTGACGAAAAGATTATAAAAAAATTAAACAGTACAGAAGAGTCTGATTTAATTAATACTATAAGAGTTGAAGTAGGCGAACTTATTACAGAAAGTCTGGCTAGTAAAGATGTTTACACAATTAAACAAGCTTTTGATAAAGTACTTGAGATGCGTGATAATCTTTATTTAGATAAAGCTGATGAGTTATCTGAAGAAGAAGGTGATGAGTATTATCAAAAAAATTCAGGCTTATTTAAAATAACTGGTGTTAAAGAAGCTGTATTTGAAAAAGTAAAATCACAAATACAATTCTTACTTTCTGTAGATGAAGAAATTGCTGAACGTATTTTAAGTAAAGAAGAAGAAGAGGATTTAAGAAACTATGAAGCATCTGCTTTACAGAATACAGGTATAAGCAGTATGACACAGTATGTAAGAATACTTATTGCTACTGCACACATAAATGCAATAGATAAATATGGTGTGCCTTATAAGAAAGGTATTAATCCTTCTACTATATACAATAGCATTAGCAGGACACTACTAAATACAGCGCCTGAAAACTTTATGAGAAAGCTTGAAATTTTCTCAGAATACAATCCTGAAGTAAAAATATTTACTGATTACTTAAAAGATAAATTAAACTGGAATAATGAAACTAACAATCCAGGATTAAATAATGATGGAGAATTAAAAAATGAACATATATGGAATGCCTTTAAAAAAGCCTTTCATAAATTTAAGGTAGAGTCTATGATGACTAGGTTATCTTCAAACGGTGAAACTAAAGTAAGTAGTAGTAATGCTAAAGACGTAGATACACAGCAAATAGAAAGATGGCAAATAGGTTATAGAAACTTTATAGAAAAGAACTTTACTAAATTAAATATTGCAGATTTTATTTACTTTAATGCAACTTCTCCAATTACTGATGAACAACTTGAAGAGGAATCAAAAAAAGCAAAAGCAACATTAGATAGTATAGGTATAAAACTATCTCCTTTATATTTACAATACTCTTTACTTGTAACAAAGAAAGAACGTACTGATAAACAACAGGAGCTAATGGATTTGTATGAAAACTTCTACGGATTAAATGGAAGTGATGGTAAGTTTTTAAAAGAGCTTATAACAGATTTTATAAATACAGGACTTAATCCTTTTACCAAAGGAGATGAAGGTATGATGGCTAGGTTAAAAGCTCTAGCTATGGAAAATGCTTCATTTGATGAAACAGCAGGTAGCTCTACTTTTCAAGCTGCTGATGGAGAACTTAGGGGAGATACTTCTTTAGGTTCATTCTTCTTAAAAAGAGTAGCACAACTACAAAAACCTGAAGCAAGGGCAGAAGATTTAGAAGAATTTACCAGATTCTACGCTAATCAAGAAGATGAATGGATGATTCCACTACATCATTTAGCTACTTTAGATAATCCTTTATATGAGCATGCTGAAACATTTGATAAAAAGTTTGTATTTACAAACATTGATGGTATAAGAGCAACAGAATATGATGAGCAGGGCAATGAGATAAATAAACAAGAAGGTACTGTATTTAAAAATATGGTTCCTTTGGAAAAACTACTTACTTTCATGTCTTTGTATTCTACTACAAAAGTAAAAACTACAAAAGAAGGAAAGAAAATAAACTATGCCTACTATTACCCCCAAGTAATAGAAGCTGCAAGTACAGGTTATGCAATATTACTTCCTGTAAAACCTTATTATGATAAAGGATATAAACCTGCATTTTACCAAGCATTACTAAGTTTTGTAAAGAATGAGCATGCACGTATTAAGTATGTACAAGAAAATAAAGATTTGCCTTCAATAAGAAACTTTAATGTTGGAGAAAAGAACGGATTAAAATTCTTTGAAAACTCTTGGATTTCACCTGAATTATCTGAAAAGCTAATAGCTTTAAATTCTGTAGATGAAATGTCTGTAGAGTTAAAGAAAGAGTTAAAAGATAACATTGATCAATTTGTACAACAAGACTACTTACTTACTGTAGATACATTAGTAAGAGAAGGAGCAATAATTGAAGTAGAAGGAGAATTTTACACAAGACTATTGCCAGAAGCTTTTAGAACTGATAAAAAAATAACAAAAGACGAAAAGACCTATCAAAAAGTAAATACAGAAAAGATAAGGTCAATGCAGGCTAACTACCTCATTAATGGGCAAGCTTTTAATACTTTATTGCATGGAGACTTGGCTTACAAAATTAAAAGTCCTGAAGACCATGTAAAAAGGTTAAAAGGGGCACATGGAGCTTTAACTTCTTTATACGGAAGGCAAATAAAATTTAAAGTTATTCCTGACATAAAAAAAGATAAAAGAAAAATAGTAGTTGATGGGTTACCTAAATTTGTAGAAGTTACAGAAGCAGAAAAAGCAGAAGCAAGAGAAAAAATTATAGCAGGCAACCCTAATTTATCTGAAAAAGAGATAGTAAAGAAAATAAAAGAAAAACTTGAACTTGATGAACATAACCTTGCAGATGCACAGGCGTATACTACTTTAGACTTTCAAATTGCTCGTTTAAAAGAATTAGGTAAAACTTCACCTGCAATAGTTAAGATACTTGAAAAAGTAAGGAATGGTGTAGAAATTACAAGGAAAGAGCTTGAATTACTAGAAGGAGCTGACTCTTTACTTAATCCTAAAAAAGACTTAGCTTATGCACTTAACGCTAATTTAAAGATGTCTGTCCTTACACTAACTAGAGAACTTGTTTCATACAAATCTAAAGGAGAGTGGCTTGCTATACCAGGGCGTGAAAAAGAGCATAAGATACTAAATGATATGGTAAAGAATACCATAGATTTAGTAGCCCATGAATCTGCAAGTAAAGGCACTACAATCATAGATGAAGTAAGAACTTTAAATGGGGAATACTATGGTGAGCAAGTATTAACTAAAGGAGTTAAACAGAAAATAACTGATGGTACACAACAGCTAGCTTTAATTTGGTCAGAATTACCACAAGAACTTGAAAGCCTTGTAGAAAAACTAGACGAGGCTGAACAAAACAGGGTAATACAATCAACAGAGTTTGCACTTTCTTTACTTAAAGAAAAAGATGAAACAACTCTTAAAAAAGTTTTACCTAACTGGTATAATAGTTTAGTATCTACAGGGGCTTCTCCACAATTATTAGAAATATTTAAACCTAATGCTGCTGGAGAACCTACATTAAATCCTAACATATCTATATCTGTAGCTAAATTTACTGCAATGTACTTAGCCCATTGGTCTAATCACGCTTTAAAACAAAAAGTTGCAGGCTCTAAATTTACTCTTGTAACTCCATTTAATGTAATGGTAGATAAAGATGATAATGTAGTAAGAGTAGATCAGTTTAAATCAGGTGCAAAATATACTAAACCAAGACCTCTGGCTTACAACAAAAGAGGTAAACTAAATGGTAGAGAAATAGTTTATTCAGAGTGTATTGTATCTGCTTATTACAAAGAATTGTATAATCTAAAAGAAGGTGATGAAATACCTGAAGATTTGGCTTATATGATGGGTTATCGTATTCCTACAGAAGATAAAGCCTCTATGGGCGTACTTAAAGTAGTAGATTTCTTACCTGCAATATATGGTAATGCCATAATGATTCCTGAAGAATTGCAATACCTTTCAGGTGCTGACTTTGATATTGACTCTCTGTTTGTACAAAAATATGATATATACGAAAAAGATGGTAAGTTCTACAAATATGGTAGTGCCACAACTACTGAAGGTCAATTTGAAGAGTTTTTAAATTATGTAAAAGATGAGACTGATGTAGTTGATTACCAAAAAACTTTGTTAGAAGCTAACGAAGAATACCAAGATCTTTTAAAACAAGAAAAGGAACTACAAAAATTAATAGAAGCTAGGAATGAAAATATTGCAGAGTTAGACGAAAAACTAAGGGAGGCAAATGATTTTATACCTCTATCTTTATATGAAGAATCTGAAAAAGAGATTACAAGGTCTTGGGTACTCCCCGCAAAATCTAAAGAAATAGCTGAACAAAAAAGCTTAATAGAACAAGCAAAAGAAATACAACAAAGAAAGCAAGAAATAAAAGCTAATAAACTAGCAAGTGCCTTACGTTATTATGAATTACCTGCAAGTAAAACTGCTTGGGCAGCTGCTGTAAAAGAAGGTAAATATCCTGATGGTAAATTTAAAGCTGTTCTTAATAACGATTTGCTTACTTACAAATTAGAAATGTTAGGTAATGAAAAAGTACAAAATACTTTGGCTTCTGAAAAAACATCTAACGAACCTTTATTAAAGCTACAAGAAACGCTAGCAATGCAATTTCCTGCTACATTTGATAGTGGTAAACAATCATTAGGATTCTTTAGCTTTAATGATTTAGCAGTAGCTATGGCTAATAATGATGCAGGTTCTGATGGTATTGGCCCAGCAGCTGTATTTAATGTACTATACCAATACTTAGCTAAACAAGGTGTAGGTATAAAAGATGCTCAAAGATTTGCAATAAAAGAAGGCTTTACTGTAAGAAAATATTATCAATTTAAAGGGTTTTCTTTTAAAAAGGACGGGGTATATAGAAATGCTGAAAACAAAAGGATTGTAAAAACCATTTCAGCAATCATTTCAGCAATGACTGATAATGCTAAAGAACCTATTGCAGCAAAGTTAAATCTTAACTTAGAAACATTAGGGCCTGTACTTGTAATGTTAGGAACTGGTGTAAAACTAAGCACAGCTATAAAAATAGCAAACTCACCTAAAGTAAAACAACTATCGCAAGAAATACTACAAAGTAAGTCTAACTTTTCTGATGTATCTGCGTATAGTATTGTGCAGAATGCAAAAGCAGAAGTGGCTGATGTAGATTTTACACAAGAAACCACAGTATTAGACGAAGAGTTGCTAGACCTTTTATTAAAAGATGGAGAAGATATTGGAACAACATCTGATATTGCATTAAAATTGTATTTAAATGCACGAGAAATATCAGAAGATATATTAAAAGGGCGTGATATACTTTCTCTACGCAAAGGTGTACCTGCTACTTTTGGTGAAGTAGATAAAATAATAACTTCTTTAAATAAACTAAGAGATGGAAAAACTCCTGCAACACTAGGATTAAGTAGATTACTAGACGTTAAACCTATTGAAGCCTTAACCAAAGCACTTGAAGATTTAAATAGTGTTGCACAACAGTTATTTACAATGCAACACCCATATATTAAAGAAACCTTTAATGTGGTAAAACAAGAAGTTAAAAGGTCAGAAAGTAAAGATGTATCAAATAAGATATATAGCGATTTAAGTTCTTTTATGAGTTTGTCAATTTTTAGAAAATACTTAGAAGACTATGTTCCATCTAAAAAGAATGAAGTTAAATTTATAGAAACATTTAAAGAAGTATTTACAGAAGATGTTTTGTTTGAAAAAACATTACTAGAAGAAGTAGAAGATTTAAAAAAGAATGCTAAAAAGTATAATTTACAGAACAATAGGTTTTTAAAATATCTATCTACTGAATCAAGGTTAATAAAAAGAACTGTAGATAAAATAGAAGGTAATACACGCCAGTTAAGAGATTCGGATTACCAATTAGAACTTATTAATGGCTTTGATGATTTATACGCAAATCCTTTAACAAGAAAAACAGCTGTAAAACTATTTGCTTACATACTACTTAAAGATGGTGCTAGATATAGAAATGCTTCATTCCAATCTGAGATACCTTCTTACATGTTTAAGATATACTCAAACGCTTTAGATGCGTTTAGAAGTAATCCTAGTATGGTTGATGTAGTTAAACTTGGAAATGAATTTATAAAGTTATATAGTTTAAACCTGGATAACAGAAAAAGCCTGTATAAAATATCAAAAAGTAATCCTCTATTAGGTAAGGGTAAAAAAGATGGTTCATTCAAAGAAGAAGCAGGACAAGTAGCTATATCAAGGATAGAAAATAGTGTGTTCCCAGAAATAGCTGCTGCTTATAACTTTGAATATAATTCAAAAGATGATGTATATAAACCTGTACCTTTCTTAATGGTTGGTAATAATTTAAAGGTTATTTCAGAAATAAATGGAAAAGCTGTAACTAATTTATCTGATTTACGTGAAGGAGATAATTTTGTATATAAAGCTGCAAAAGATGTATTTGGTATATACAGCCTTACCCCTTCAAAAAGAGGTATATCAGGTTATAGTTTCCCTTTAGAAAAAGCAATAGATTTATTTGGAGCTAAAGTTACAGAAGCAAAAGAAGAAGAAGAAGCTGAAAGTAGCGCAGGAATATCATTAGAAGAATTTTTACAGGCTAATAATTACTCTGATTTTAAAGAACCTGCTCCTGCTGAAAGAATAGTAACTGAGGCAGAATATAAGGAAATAAAAGCTGCTGAACCTGTTACTCCACCAACTGTAAAAGCTGCTCCTAAAGTTACCTCTGTATCAGAACAGCTTAAAGAATGGGGTGTTACTTTTATAGAAGGAGTGGATCCATCTGGATTATTTCCTATGACAAAAGTAGAGTTTAATAAAAACACAGATCAGAGAGTAAAAGATATAGTAAATAGAAATTTAGATAGTGGTATTCTCTCACAAAGTGCTATCTTAGCAGATATTTTAAAAGCAGGAAAAACAGAAACACTTAAAAAAGCAATAGAATGTTAATTTGCCCTTTAAATTCAAAAATAAACGAACTAACAGTATCATTAGGTAACTACTATGACGCTATGCAAGTGTATCTACTGTCTGAAGGTAAATACCCCTCAAAAGAAGATGCTTTAAAAATACGTAACAGGTTTAAAAATACACCTTTTTATTCTAGTATATCTCAGTACGAAGATAACTTAAGTATATATAAAAACTTTACTACAAATGGTGTGGTTCAGGGGTTAGATAAAGCAGAATTAGCTGAAGTAGAAAAGATATTTAGAAACAGGGGGTTTAAAATTACTGTACCTTTACATAAAGTACAAGGTTCAAGAAAACTAAGAGATAGAGAATCTTGGATGTTTATAGCAGATACTCCTATGTATCAAGCAGTAGAAGTAAGTAGAGAAGAGCTTTTACAAGATGAGGGCTTAATAGACCAAGACAAAGCTGAAGATAAAATAGCATTTAATAAGACTGAATATCAGTTTAAAGCTGTAAACATAATAACAGCAAATCTTACTAAAATATCTTCTCTATTTAAAAACTTAAAAGATACTGATGTATTTTGGAGTAAAATACAAAAAGACTTTCAGATACCTAAAGATCAAATAGAATTACTAAAACAATCAGAAGGAGCTACTATTGAAGAAAAACTAGCTTCTTTTGTAGCTAATTATAGTTATACAGTACAAACTGAAGTTACTAAAGAAAGAATATTTAAACGCCAAGCTTTTGACGGAGATGAAAGAGAATTTATAGATGATTATGGTAATAATTATATTGCTACTTCTTCTGCTACCCATGAAGGATATGATTACTTTAAAAATGATGAAGAAATAACAGGAAATGATTTTCATGAAGCTTATGATAAACATATAGAGGAAAATAATGTAGAAAATCAAAATACTGCAACTTATTCTAATCTAACTGTACCTGGAGGTACTAACTATACAGAGAATGAAATAAAAACTCCAGATATTACTCCTTCTATTAAAGGACATGCTGAGTTTAGTTCTGATCAAGGTATAGGTTGGTTTAGAAGTGATGAACAAATCAGTAAAAAAGAAGATGTCTGGGAAGAAATAGATGATTGGGCAGGTAAAAGAAAAGAATACAAAGAAACTAAAAAATATGGCTCTAAAACCCGTAGAATACTAGAAGTACAATCTGATTTATTTCAGAAAGGTAGAGATAAAAAAGATTTAGTTACTTCTACTATAGTTTCTTCTAATGTTAGTCAAGGAATGGTCGGTAAAGCAGATATGCAAGAATATTTAGATGCTATGTTATATTCTTTAACAGCTTATGAAGGATATTCTCAAAAAGATGCAGAAGATAAAGTAGAAGAAGAAAGAAAAAGATTATTAAGTCTAGTTCCTAGTAAAGAAAATAGTTCTGAAAATAAATTCCTACAACTTCTAAACAAAGATAATAACTGGGTAACATTTTTTGTTAAAAACATTATTCAAGATAGTGCTAAAAAAGGATATGAAAAAGTATTATTTCCTTCTGGTAATACAGCAAGTAAGATTGAAAAACATGATACTTTAGAAGAATTTAAGGAACAGAAAGAAGATAGGATTAAAAATAGAGAAGAATTTTTAACAGAATTAAAAAAAAGAGATAAACCTTGGGTAATATTAGATGATAGTAAACTATCTGATAAAGATAGAATATATTTTAATAGTGAAAGTGATGCCATTAAATACATTGAAGATAATGATAATCTAAACCTAAGATATACACTAAATGATCAAGCTTCTATATATAAAGAAATAGAAGATATAAATACTGAAATAGCTCAACTTAAACAAGAACTTGAAAGAGTTAATGGCCCTGAAGGATTAGCAGCTTTAAAACCTATTTATAATTTTTATGAAAACACTATAGCAAATGTTTTAAAGAAACAAGGTTATAATGCTAAAGTTGTTACTGATGAATATGGTAACACATGGAATGAAGTTACTGTAGAACCTAATAGAGATTTAAAACCTATTGCATTTAATAAAACTACTTCTGTAGTAGATAAGGAAGCTAAAACTGCCGTAGTAAAGATGTTAGATAAGCTATCTAAAAGATTTGGAGTTAGCTACGAAATAATAAATGCTAAGAAAGCTAAGAGTTTATATAACAATTATAATGGTGAAAAAGCTTTCTACTATAAAGGTAAAGTATACATATTAGAAGATGGAATTACTCTAGAGAATGCTTTACACGAGTTTTCTCACCCTTTCATAAGAGCTATAGCTCAAAAGAATGTAGAGCTTTTTACTAACATAGTAGAAGAAATACTTTCTACACCTGAAGGTAAGGCTATATATAATCAAGTAAAAGAGTTATACCCTGAACATGTAGTTGATGGTGAATTAAATTATGAAGGATTTGAAGAAGTAGCTGTACGTGCTTTAACAGCAGAAGCTCAAAAGCAGTATACTAATCCTTCTTTTGAAAGTGCTGTACAAAGGCTTATAAAAGCTATAAAGAACCTTCTTAGAGGATTATTCTCTACTAATGCTGTAGATAGTATTGATAGTAATACTTCTTTAAAAGAACTTGCTGAAATATTGTTAGGTGATGATGCATATAGTTTAGATTTAAAAGATGGTACTTTTGCAGCAAATAAATCTGTTAAGTACGAAATATATAATGGATTACCATTTACCGAAGAATCTTTAGCAAGAATGAGTGATGGTGAAAAAAGGATTACAGTAAGAACCAAAGTACATCCAACAGGTATATATGAATATAATGGGCAGAGATTCAAAATACTTAATCTTGGTCAAAAAAATATAAAAGACTTTAAAACTCCTGAAAGGGTAAAAAGAAAATTCAGAGAAGAGTATAAAAAAGGTATGTTCAAACATATAGATAGCTTTTTTGATGGAAAAACTAATTTATTTGTGTATCAAATAGAAAAGATTGATAATTCTATAGTAAATGAATATGTAAAAGAAGAGCCTCTTGATGAAGATCTTGTATTTACTAATGCTACTACCAATGCTACATTAAAGGCCATAAAAGATTGGTTAGTTTCTAAAAAAGATTCTGCGTTAAAACATAAATCTGATACAGGGCTATTATCTAAGATTAAAAAAGTAGAAGATATAGAAGAACAGCTTAAGCAATTAAGTTTAGCTGAAATTATGGGCAGTATAGTTGATGATGTATACAGTGCTCTTGCAGACCCCAATAACCCAAATAGTTACTTATTGCAATTTAAAAAAATTATACAAGAAGTAGCTTCAGCAGAAACAAGAGAAGATGCTGAAAAGGTAGTAGAAAAAATAGGAGCTTACAAAGAGTATGTAGCAGGTTTAAAAATTATTGATGATTTACTTAACTACCAATTAGCAGAAGAAAAGCCGAATGAGGGCTCTACCCTTGCTAAACTAAATGGTATAAAAAATGCTTTATTTGAACTTGATAAAAAAATAAAAGATACAGCTCCTTACGTATTAGCTATAGCTAACAAAGGTTCTATAAATGAAGAACTTCGTAAGAATATAGAAGCTTACTGGCCTATGATAAAAAAACTAGAGTCAGATATAAGAGAATTAGAAGCTAAAGGAGAGAAAATAAAAGCAGCTGCCCTTAAGTCTAAAAAAGAAGATTTAGAAAGAAAGTTAGGGTTTCCTTTGTTAGGAGATTTAACACAAATCTATTTAGAAGGAGGTAATGATATAAATTTCTTTGAAAGAATGGTTAAAACTGTTGCTAATACCGCAGATGCTGCAATAGGATTGTTCTATAAAAGGTATAAAGAAGAAATAGATAAGGGAAGAAAAAAGATAAATGAACTTACTAAATCTACTTACTACAAATACAAACAGTTTACAGAAGGTAAATCAATAGATAACTTTGAGCAGCTGTATGAAAAAATGACTGAAGATGTAGATGTTCTTAGATATAATGAAGATAGTGGGCAATATGAAACATTTACAGAAAAATGGTTTATATCAGATTTTGACCAAAATGCATATAATCTTAAAAGAAAACAAGCTTATGATTTAGCAGCGCTAGAAGAAAAGAAAGCCAGAGATGCAGCTGCAAATGGTGATAATGAGGGTTATAAAGAAGGAATGGCTACTGCAAGAAGAATAAGGGCTAACTTTAGAAGAAATAATACTATAGCACAAGATAAGTTAGAAGGCAGGGATAAAGTAATAGAAATACTTCTACAAAAAGAAAAATTATTTGATAACAGTGCGGAAGGTAAAAGTCAGTTTTATGCTTGGGTAACTAACCATCTTTACAACGAAGAGTTATATATAGAGTATGTTTCACAAGAAGATCCTACTAAAATTGCAGAGTATGGTAAAAGATTGCTAGATAGTTATGTACAAAATAAAGGTACTAAAGTATCAGGAATGTTTTTAGTACCTGATAAAACTAAATTTCCCAATGCTAAATATAATGCATTATCTATTGAAGATAGAAAATACTACGACCATCTTTTAAGTGTATACAAAGAATCTCAAAAGCTACTACCAGAATTTGAAAGACCTGGGCTAAGAGTACCTTCTGTAGAAAAAGACATTAAAGATATTCTTATTGAACAAAAAGATGTAAAAAAATCAGCAATTGCTACATGGGAAAGAAACTTTAAAAATCACGTAGAAGATGCTTCTAAAGGTATTGTCTACAAAGGGCAAACCAAAAGAATACCTATTTATTTTAACCAAAGTATGGCCGCTGATACAGTAAGTATGAATCTTACCGATACAGTAATGAAATTTGCTGAAATGGCTGAACAGTTTAAAATAAACTCTTCTTTAGAATCTTTAGCTCTTCTTACCAAAGAAACAATAGCTGAAAGAACTGTAGAAAAAAAGACTTCAACAGGAAAGAAAATATTAAGTGCCTTACATAAAAAAATGTATGGAGAAGAAGTTGTGGAACCAATAAAATTTGCAGAAACAGAAGCATATAAAATGTTTGAAAGCTGGTTAGACAGTAACTTCTACAATGAACGTAGGTATGCTGCAAATTTAGGTACAGTACGTTTAGATAAAGTAGTTGATACAATGATGGCTGCAAATGCTTTATCTGTACTAGGAGCTGATGGACTTAAAGCACTTTCTAACAGACTTACAGCAGGTGTAAATATTGCAATAGAATCTTTGGGTAATAAATATTTTACAACAAAAACACTTGCAAAAGGTAAAGCTAAAGTAGGTCAATTAATGTATGCAACAGCTGGTGAAGAAAATCTTTTAATGGATACATTGAGGGGTGTAAAAACAACACACTTTGGACAAATGCTAGACATATTCCAAGCTATACAAGGTGAGAATGATGCAGTAGAAGAAATAGGAGGTTCTATGGTAAAAAGACATGCTTCTACATCATTACTAATGGGAGGTTTATCAGCAGGTGAGTTTATAGCGCAAGCTAATATGTTTGCAGCAATAGCCTATGATATTAAAATAAAAACAAAATCTGGTGAAGAAATAAGCCTATTAGATGCCTATGTAAAAGAAGCTGATGGTATAGTAAGACTTCGTAAAGATGTAGAATTTACTGAAGAAGATGAACAACTTTTACGTAATAAAATTAACGCCATAAACAAAGAATTACATGGGGTCTACAATAAAATAGATGAAGTAGAAGCCAAGAAAAATTGGGTTGGCAGAGCCTTAATACAATTTCGTAACTTCTTAGTACCAAATGTAGAAAGAAGATTTCAAGAGCTGCATGTAAACTTTGAAATGAATGATATAGTAGAAGGGTATTATAAAACTCTGTACAGAAAAATGGTTACAGAAAGAAACTTTAAAATTTGGCAAATATATAATGATCCTTCTCTAACTGAAAATGAACGTAATAACCTTAAAAAGGCAGTAGTAGAATTAACCTCTTACTTTGTACTTGCAGCAATTGTTTCAATACTTGCAGGTATGGGAGATGATGATGATGAACTAAAAGATAACTATGCATACAATGTAGCTCTTTATTCCGCCTTAAGACTAAAAGGTGAGATAGGATTCTTTATACCAGGTATTAATTTAAAAGAGGGTTATAGAATTATTAAATCTCCTTCTGCTATTAATACTCTGCTAGAAAGAAGTGTTAAGTTTGGGGGCCAACTAGTTACTGATCCATTTGCAGAGTATGAAAGAAAATCAGGGCCTTGGGAAAAAGGAGATTCTAAACTGAAAGCTAGATTTTTAAAACTATTCTTTGGGTATAACGGATCAAACCTAGATCCAAGTATTGCAGTAGAAAATTTTAAAGGACTTTCAAACTAGCTGGAAATTTTTTGATAAGAAGGGCTACTTTAAACGGTAGCCCTTTTCTTTAATATCTCTAATTGTTCTTCTGTTAAAATACCTTTAGGTAAGTTATCTATTGCTTTTGGAATATCTCCACCTAACATTGTTTCTTCAAATAATATATCAAAAACACTTTTCCACTCAATAGGAACTACACAAGAAGATGAAATTCTTTCAATAAGTAATATCTTCTTCTTAGCCTTCTTAGCTAAATTCCTTTTTCTTTTCTTGTTTTGATAGCTATTCATTATACATTATCTTTAAACCATTTTATTATATCATAGCCTACCATAGGTTTATCAGTAAGTGTGCTAAAATCTTCATTAAACTTTTTTTCTAAAGCTTCCCAATCTTCGGGAGTTTCATCTAACCAATAACAATCTTCACAATTTTTAAGAAGAACTTCAGTATCTTCATCATAAAAGAGAGCTCCCTTTTTCTTATCTTCAAAAAACTCAGTACCTATATAAAAAGAATAACCATTTACTGTATATTTAATACATAGATAAGTCTCTAACTTAGGTAATCTCTCACTAGCTTTTATCCATTTCATACTTAGTATATTTAATTATTTGTCCAGAAGAAGTTATAACAGCCATACTATCTTCAAACATTATAACATCTCCTACATTATGTATTGCTATGAAGTTACTGCCAAAAGGTATTACCCCTGTTTTCATAAAAGCTTTCTTTCTTTTATTAAGGTAGTAGTTATACGTAATGTTTTTTATCCAATTCATATTATTCTTCTTTTAACCAATAACATTCTGTAAGTTCTTCCAAGCTATAAGTTTCTCCATCAAAAGCTTCTGAAAAATATTCCTTACCTTTTTTATTATAATAATAACCTACAAGTTTTTCTTCTGCATTATTACCATAGTAAATCTTAAAAAAGTACTTTACACCTTCTTGTGGTTTTTCTTTACTAACGTCTGTCCAATTCATTTCTTAACTTTTATATCATTACCTTTTTGATATAGTCTAATAAACTGTTCTTCATAATACAATACTAAAGTACGTTTACTAAAATCATGCTTATTAATAACATCTAGTATCATACTTGTATATGTAGGATTATTTACAAACTTCTTAAATAAAGCTTCTTTATCTTTCATTAGTTTATAATTTTAACTCGTTCATTATTACTTAGTTTAACAATGTACACGCCATCATCTAATTTAGATACTTCTTTACCTACTACATCTGTAATAGATTCAATCTCTGGTACCTCAATGTTAGGTGCTATAGAGTCTGTACAAGTATTCATATACCTTGTAGTTAGCTTTGGATTACCATTACAACAGATTCTACAAGATTGTAGTAAAAGTGTTGTTACAATTAATATTATTAGTTTTTTCATTCTATTTCTATTTTATAAGTTTCTCTTGGTTCATTACATATATTAGCACATATAATGTTAGCTACCTTATTATGGAAATGCAAATCATTACGTAAATATAATTTACCATCTTCTTTTATTATTGTCCATATACACTTGGTAGGGTGTGCTAATAATACTTTAGCTTCAGGCCAAGTAGAAGGTACATATAATTGTTTAAGTCCTACCTCTGACTCATTAAGAATCAGAGGGTTAAACTTTTCTTTAAATTCTTTAAAATCCATTATAATTCTATAGCTTTATCTGAAATTATTCTTGATAATGCAAGAGCTTCCATTTTAGTTAAATATAATCTTTTACTACTATTATCTGCAACTTCTATTATTTCTAATACTAAAGTTCCAAATTCATCTTTTTTAATAATTACTTTCTGTTCTTCAGTATGTAATGTTGTTTCTATAACTGGTTCCATCACATCTCTAGTTTATTTCGTATATCAAATGTACAATTTTTTAACAACTTTACTTGATTTGAAGAAAAATGTTTTATCTCTCCTGTATGTTTTACTACTCCAACAAACACACTATTCTCTAATGGGCCATAGTCTATAAATAGTATTAACCATACATCACCTAAACTTGTTTCAGCTTCTAATGGTTGTCTAAGTTCTAATATCATCTCTGTAGTTATTTATTTCCAACTTATACTTATTTATAATTGCTTCTCTCAATTCTTTTATTTCATACTCAAATAACTCTGTTTCTATGGCTTCTTCATCCATAAATTCTACCTCAAAAGTACCATTATAATTGTGAGTAAGTACAAAGTTATACTGGGTATCTGCTATTTCTGCAAAACCTGAGAAATAAAGTTCTTTATTAAATGGTTCTGCTTCTAGTTCTATTTTAAACATATTTAAAATATATATCTTATGTTATTAATATTAAAGTATTTAGAATAAAGTTTTTTAAAATCTTCTACCATTTTAGCTTTAATCTGATACTTATACCTTATGTTATTATCAGCATAAGTTGAATTTTTAGATTCTTGTATATCTGGTTTCCAACATAACTTATTTACTTCTTCAGAATTATTAGTATAAGAAGTAACATTGTAAGTTAAAAATATACATTCACAAGGTACATCAATATTCTTTTCTTTCAAAGTTTTAAAAAGATTATCATACTCCTCTAACCAACCTTCTTCATAGATTATAGGACTAAAATTAATATGTACTTCCATATGTTCTTGTAACTTAGGGATACAATTAATTCTATCTTCTATTAAATCTGTATTTGGTTCTAGAACAGTACTATACTTCTGGGGCATTAAACTTACTCTAATTCTATTTTTGTGTTTAATTAAAGAATACTTTTCTACTTTAAACATTGTAGGATACTTAGTAGCAAAAGTACTTTTAGCTCTAGCATGATAATTAAAGTAATTAAAAACTTTTTGCCAGTCATAATGCTTACTTAGTAAAGGTACATCAGTTGAACAGCCAATGTCAAACGTATAATATTGATTATCAGTTTGATTAGGTACTTTAGGCCAAGGTTTATTTTCAATCCAATTATTTACAGATTTTAGTATAGATTCTGTATTCTGGTTTAAATAAACCTTATCCCTATTAAATCTTCCTACATAGCAGTAACTCTTCATACAACCTCCTAAACACCCGTATACAAAATTAGGAGTAATAGCATCTGCTGACCTTCCATTGTCTCGTGTAATAAGTGTTTTAGTTTTTTGTTTTATTAATTGCATTTCCTTTTTAATATATTAACAGGTTCTTTGCCTTTTTCTATTAACTTCTTATCTACAGCAATGGCTGCTTCCCTCTTATCAAGAAAATACTTACTCCATTTAAACCTTGATATACGTGCTTTAAAGAACTCTTTTTCTTTAATCTTATAGCCTAATACATACTTATAATCAGTTGTTCCTTGATACTTAGCTATACCAGCTAATTGACCTATAGACATATTCTTAAATCCAAAGAAATCTCTTATAGCTCCAAGTTCATTTTGTTCTACCATATTATTTCAGTATTATTATTCTGTTTAAGTATCTTGTTTATTTCTACAAAATGATTACACTCCCAAGTACCACCTGTGTAACTAGCAGATGACGGATGTTTTGCTTTAAGTATGTAATTAAACTTAGGGTTAATATACTTTTCATATTGTTGTGCCTTAGCTCCCCATAAACAATAGATTACTCCTGTATTATACTCACTTAATGCTTTTAATACTTCCACAGTAAAAGGTTTCCATAAAGATAGATGACTTTCAGGTTTACCATCTTCTACAGTCAAGGCTGTATTTAAAAGTAGTACACCTTGCTTTGCCCAACACTCTAAATTAGGCTCTTTATGTAACATAAGCCCTTTATACATAGTTCTTTCTACAGCTCCATATATTTGTACAAGGCTTGGTTGCATTCTTTTACCTAATTCTTGTGCATAGCTACAACTAAATGCTAGACCATCTGCTACATCCTTAGTGTAGTAAGGGTCTTGACCAAGTATACAAATCTTAACTTCATTAAAAGGAGTGCTTCTAAACGCTTTAAAAACATTATCTGAAGAAGGATAAATAGCAGCCTCCTTACGAGAAGCTGCTATTTTATTACCTAAATCTTTAAACTCTTTTGTTTCTATATAATGGTTTAATCTATTGTACCAACTCTGCGTAAATGTCTGAATCAACCATTGTTTTTCCATCTTCTATCTCTATATAATCTTTTATAAATTTATGTAACTCTGTATGCTTCTTAATGTAATTAACTGGTGAAGATTCTTTCAATGCAAATGTACCATAATTGTAGAACTCCCACAAAGAGTCTTTTGCACCATAATCAAATGTTGGTGTAATAATCTCATTACGTACTGTTGCTACTTGATTTGGTAGAAGGATTTCTTTCTCTATGTAAAGCCTACCTAACAACTCAGCTTTTGTACGTAAATCTAAGGTTACTTGTTTAAACAAATCTCTATCTTGCTTTAGTTGCTCAAACTCTTCTTGTACAGAATTGATAGCTTCACTAATCTTCAGAGTTAGTTCTGTTTGTACAGTACCCATATGTTTCCTTTTGTAAGAACTTAATGTACCTGAAATAGCACCATTACTACATACAAATACTCTAGCACCTGCTGCATAACCTACAGTCATAGATTTATCATAACTATTAGTAAAAGCTAACATAATCTCCATTTCTGAATCTAAACTCTGTATACCATACTTAGCTATAATCCTTTGCCCATTACTAGATGTATTATACTGACGTGTAGTTACATATAAATTATTCTTATCTAATTCTTCCAAGGTAGTTTCTATAAGTTGTTTATGGCTTACAGGTACATACTTACCTTCTTTTGCTGGTAGTGGAATACTAATCAGCTCTAATTCTTGTTTATTAAAATTGTTCATCTTTTTCTCTATCTAATGTATATTTAAGAATTTTAATTTCATCTAAATGCTCAAGTAGGTATTCTACTACTTGTTCAGAGTTTTCCCTGAAGAAACTGCTGTCTTTGATTATCTCATTAACAGCAGTAATTAATTCTTCTTTACTCATTCTCAAAGTTTTTGTTTAATTCTATCTTTGTTTTCTTATACCTTACCTTTTCTAACTTATATACTTCATTTTCAGTTGGTAGTGAAAATAATTCCTGGTCACCCAAATCAACCCTACTTAATGTTTTAGTAGATGTACTTCTGAAATACAATTCTTCAGTCCAGTTACTTAGATTATATTCTATAACTTCTTTAAGAGGTTCTAGCTTATTAAGAACAGGAAATAGTAGATTACAGAAATCTATTCTATGATTCTCTTCTTTAACTATATATAATCCTCTCAAAGGGTCTTCATAACCTAATTCATAGCACCTAAGTACTTGCATTTTATAAGTATTACTGAATTGACTATACTTACCTTCTTTAAACAACTCATATTCTTCTTTGTAGTTTTCAGGAACAGAGAAACAATATAATATATCATCTCCTGCATGAATATCTTTAACAAAGTTTCTTCTTTCCATAAGTCCTGCTTCAAGTTGTAAGAACTCTTTCTTAGGACTGTATTTATAATGTAAAAAGAAATGGTTATTTAGTTCAGGTTCTATATCTACTCCAATATAAGTATTCTTGAATAGTTGACCACCAACACCTAGTCCAGATGCTTTTAAATGAAGTATAGGTAACAGAAAGAGGCAACTATGGTTGTAAGGGAATACCTTCATATATAGCTTTCATTTCTTTGTATATTGCTAAATCTTCATCAGTAAGACTATCTTCTGTTATTTTTACTACACGGTAATTTCTGTCCCAAGAATTAATATAGTTTTTGTACGTATTCTTAACACCATTTTTTTTAAAATCTTGTAAGGTATATTTACGTACTTCATAATATTGTACACTAACTCCTGTATTTTTATGATAAATAGAAGGAAATGTACAGTTTCTATAGGCTACAGCAATTAAATCTCCTGGTTTTAATTTATTTATTATGTTGCTCATACAATTTAGTTTCTACAATACTACCTTCCAAAGGATAGTACCAATTATTAGTTTCTTCTCTTACTTTAGCTTCATTAGCTAAAGCTTCTACTCTTTGTTTTGCCACTACAAAGTCTTCTTTACTTACTTTCCATAACATAGGATATTCAGGGTAAGAAGCATTTACTACAAGGAATTGAAAGTAGTCCATTGTATTAGTATTATAATGGTCTTCTTCTATACCTATACCTGTACCAAATAAAGCAGCTTGTATATCATAGTTAAACATCTTTATGTTATTTTGAAAGTCCATAAGATTATTTGTAACCATCTTTAAATCAGTTACAATAGTTCTATCTCCTAAACTTACAAAGTCAGGACAGAACTTACAACCACCAAGATATTCAGAATAATACATCTTTTGTTTATCATGCAATAATATGGAAGCAGTCATAGGATTATCCTTTAAGCATTGCAACACATACTGAGCTTTTTGATACTCTTGTGGTGTTATAATATCTTTCTCTTGACTTTCTAAAAGTACATCAAAGTATTCTCTTGCTTCTTTTTCAAACCTTTCTCTAATAACAATTAAAGTATCTGATTTACGTCCAAATCCTACTTTGTTATAAGCATACTCTTCTGCTGTTTCTTCATACAATAAACCTGGATTTAAAGTTGCCTCTAAAAGGTTCTCACAATAACTCTGCATTTGAGGTTTAGGAATTTTATAAGATTTAATAATATACTGCTCCTCTACTTTATCAGGATTAGAAATAATTAAATCAACTAAGCTCCCCATAATCATAGCTCTTGTCTTAGGAATAGAAACATGTTCTTTATCTACATACTTCTTCTTATACAACATTCTGTCTTTAGCAAAGAGAGAAAGCCTGGAATAACTCCAGGCATCCATCTCTCTAAACTCTTTTTGTTCTAATTCTCTAATCATTCCAAAAATCATTTGAATCGTAAGCTAAATGCTTCATTTGAATTTCTTCGTTTATTACTCCAATAACTTCATACTCACAAGCCCTACCTTTCATATTGTTATAATCTGAAGGGATTGCCACTACATCTCTTGGATTTACCTTAACCATAATTAGAGTATTACCACTATAAGTAGAAGCATAGCCCCATGAAGCAAAATGCAGACCATTGGAACAAGTTTGGTTTCTATTGTTATCTACAGCTTGTCTAGGCATACTAACTATTTGACCAACACTATTATCCATAGTACCTGTATAGTTATCTACTAGTTTAAATTCTTTGTTAGAATTTTCCAACCAAGCTTTAAATCTTGCTTTTATTTCTCCACCAACAAATAAACCTTTTGCACCTCTACAGTTACCTGCTTTATCAAAGTATAACCCTGCAAATTCTTCAGGAACTTCTGCTGTATGGTCTACTTTATCTACTTTCTTGTAAGACACAAAACAACCATCACTAGTAATAGGAAGGCCATTATGCTCCAAGAATAAATAAAGCTCTTCAATAGCTCTAAATTCTGGATTTAGTTGACAATTTTCCCAGAACTTAATTAAAGCATCAATAGGCAATTCATCATCTAAGAAAGACATAATTCTCTTTTGCAGTACTTCAGGTAAAGGTCTTTCTATTCCTTTAACAAATAGTTTACCTAAATCTTCTACATATTCTATACGTCCATCTACTTTATGTGCTACACGTTTATATGGAGTTAAGGCAATCCATAATTCCTCTAAATTCTCTGCACTTTCTTCTTTTTGACATTCAGTCAATAATCTTATAATATAATTCCTATGGTCTTTAGATTTAATCTTTATTAACCTGGGAGCACCATTAATGTTAATGGTAATTGTTTGTTCACTTGCAATGTAACTAATCATTGATTTCTTCTAGTTTTAGTTGATTTGTAGGTACTTCTTCTTTTAACTTACCTTTTTCCCGTAAATAATCTTTTACTAAAGGTAGTGATTCTGCTGTTAACTCTACATACTTAAATAACTCTGCACCTTTCATAAAGTTATTATAATGATAAACAAGATTAATATCTCTATTATACCAACCATTCTTAAGTCCTATGTCTTTAAGTTCGTCTAATAGTTCAAAATCACTTAATCTTGTAGTAGGAACATTCTCTAACTTACGCATTATATTAGCATAATAAGGATTCAAACTATTCATAAATCCATTATGTTTAACCCATTGGCTCCTTATACCATTCTTATTGACAAACTCTCTTAAAACAGCTCTGGTGACTAATTCTCTTAATACTGGATGATCTTTCATAACATCTTTAATGTGTATTGCTCTTCTCTGTGTAAAATGTTTTATGTTAGGGACTGAAATGATATAACCTTTGTATTGCTTATCTAATAATCCTCTACATAACTTAAGAAAAGCATCTAATCTTGGTTTATCCTCCTGGTTACCAACAAATACATAATCTGCAAAGTCTTTCTCAGTAAGTTTAACATCAGCTCTATTCCATATTAAATCATCATCAGACCAACGTGGATAATTAACTTCTACAGCAGGATATACACCATTCTGACGAACATTAGCTACTTTACCTAACTTCCTTTGTTCTTTACGCCAAGTAAGAAACTCATCTCTCTTTTCACTTAGCTTAGGAAGAGCATCTACTTCTTTCATTACATCTTCACAGAAATACACAAGGTCAGAAACTAACTCTTGTTTAGGAGTTATAGCAGGTATATCTACCTTTATAGCTCTTGCATTCAGTCCTAACCATTCTTGCATTTCTTTATCCCATACACCATCTTCTTGGTATAATGTATAAAGATTAGGTTCATAATGATGGCTGTAAAAGTTTGTAGAAGAAGTATAAGCTCTACGAGAACTAGTATTCCAGTAATTACTGTTTACTTTATTAACTATCTGTGCATAATAACCTTCTTCTATTAGCATAAAAGGTCTGTAGTTATTAAATACTACATCTTCAAAGTCAGACCATACAAAGATTTTACTATTATCATACTTATTAATCTGTACTTTAGGCTTGATCTGCTTTTCCAAAAGATTATTAAATTCTCTGAAAGTTGTACAGTTCTTGATAGATTCTACATAACCTTCTTTAAGCTTCTCTTTTACTTTGGCAAACTTAGCTTTTAATAACTCTATTGTTTTACCTGTATAGTCTAAATCTTCCCTTGATAAAGTAACTTTTACTTCTCCTATGTTACATTTAACTACAACACCATCTAAATTACGTAGATTACTAAATTCTTCTAACTGAGGATTACGTAAATCTATGTTGTAAAGTATTTTACCATTAAGTAAACGTAAATCTTCACTTCTGTTGGTAAGAATAAAATCATCATCTTCATATGTAACTTCTTTCTTTAAGTCTACTGATAGATTCTTAGTTTCTATGTTACAAAATAGTAACTGATTAGTAATGGCTTGTTCAAATAAATACTTATCTCTTTGTTTTACAGGTATGATAATTTCAGTACCATTTCCCCTTTGCGTAGGTTGACTAAACATCAGAGTAATACTACCTAAATCATCTTCATCTATATAACAATTATACTGATACTCTGTACCATCATAATACGTCTTTACATAGTAACTATCTGTATAAGAAAATGCTGATTTACTTCCTATACCGAAGCCACCTATTGAATTATTATCAGTTCTTTTAGTAGAACTAAGGTACTTACCAAATATATTGGTTACTCTATCTTCACTTAAACCTATTCCGAAGTCTCTGATAATTAACTGAGTATCAATACCTAACAATTCTGAAGCATCAACCCATTCTATTTCTACAGGTTTATCTACTCCATACTCTGTATGTGCATCAATGGCATTACTTACATATTCTCTAATGATGGTATACTCTTTATTCTGATACAGATTATCTCGTAACATCTTAAACAGAAGTCCAAAGTTATCTGAATCTATACTATATTTAATACTCTTTAATTCTTCTGATTTTATTACGTCCTTACTTTCTTTATCTATAATCATAATTTTACTTTAAAGAATCTCCAAATTCATATTTTAAAACAGTAGAAACATACGTATGATATATGTATGCCCTTCTTTTATAACCATCTAAATCACTTGCCCAAACAGTTATATCTTTTACCTCTTCAAAATCACAATCTGGCTTTAACTCATTCATTCTACTCTTTAAATAATCTGCTACATCTCTATAAGGAGCTGTAGCTAACATATCTAGCACCTCATATCCATATGTAACCACAATAAGGTCTTTAAGCTCCTGTTTTATCTCTATCATCTATTCTTTTCTATTATTAATCCCCTTGAAAAAACGTGCCATTATATTACCATTAAATGCATCTGTACTAAGTACATCATACTGCACCTGCACCACCATTTCTCTGTACGAGAGATGTTGTTTACTATGGCAAAATTCTAGTATTTCTCTTTTAAACTCTTTTTCTTTACCTTCAGCAATCATAGCAGAAATTTCCTTGTTTGAACCAAAATATGTTTCCCAATTAGACTGCTTTACAGTAGTTTTAAAGGTCTTTCTAGTCTTAGTAGCTACTTTCTCCTTCTTAGATATTTTAGTACGTCTCTTAGCTTGTAGAAGCTTTTTTCCTATGTATATTCTAGAACTGGGTTTATGTGTAATTTTATAGATAAATCCACATGCCCATTCTGGAATATCTTCAGGAGTTATAGGCTTTCCATTATAATACCATTTACTCATCTATTCAAAATTAAATTTAATTATATCAGAAGGTTTAGCATTACTCCACATCTCTATAAGCTTATTATACTCTTCTTCTATCTTCTTATCTTGCTTTTTCATTTGCTTAGTATAAGTATCTTCCCAATAGTTTTCAAAGGCTTGTACAAAATTTTCTTTGTTGTCTATAGCTTTTCTTATACTTCTAAAATCAATGTCAATTGGAAAAATTTGAACAGTATATGAAGAACCAATAAGGTAATTAATAGTAAAAGAAGAATAATAATCTACATCTTTAATATTTTCTATATAATATTGTTTACTTTCATATACAAAACCTATTTTACCTTTGTACCCTTTTAATCTATTAGTTTTATTTAATATACTTATAGAACTGACTAAAGATAAATCTATGTAGTCTTTATTTACTAATACTTTCATACTACTGTATATTAGATTCTGGGTAAGCGCTTGTTACACTATGTACATCTACATAAGGTTCATTATGTGTCCAAGGGTATTGATGAAATGCTTTAGCATTTTCAGCAGCAGCTTCAAGAGCCCTTTTAACATGAAGTTTAGCAAATTCTACAGCTCCTTCTGCTAAGTCAGGGTAAACATAATTAATACCTCTCGGTAAATAATCTTCCATAAATTCTGAAGCTGTTGGTATTTTATTTTCTTCCATTTATTAAGTTATTTATCATTTCAAATCCTTCTTCTTTGTATTTCTTTACTAAATCTGAAGGGTCTTTAGGTTCGCCTGTTTCATTGTGTATATAATCTATTTCATACTCCTCTGACTGTCTTTTGGCAAACTTAATTCCCTCTTCATCATTATTCAAGTAAAGCAATACCTTAGTAAACCTTTGTTTTAGTTCTGTAATTACTTCATCTTTTATGTATGTATTCTCTGAAGGTGGAGCAATACTTACATATCCTAACTTACTTAATATTATTCTATCTTTCCTAGAGCTTGTTATTATCAGCAAATCACCTTTTTCTGGTAGTTTATTATACCCATCAATACAACTGCTATTCCAATTCATACGCCACTTATTGTACTTAGTAGCCTTTGGTATATATATCTTCTTTTTATCATCAAAATAATAACAGTAAGCCACGTTATTATACTTAGGAAGATAGTTGTAGTATATGTACCCATCAATCAAACATTGTTGTATTGGCAGAGTATCTTCTAACTCTCCTATTGTAATTAAGTATTGACTCCAAAAATCTATATCCTGTTGTGTAAACTCACGAGTAGTTACTTCAATAGATACAGGTAATTTAGGAGCAGGAGAAATCCTTGTTCCAGTAATGATAGGTTCCTTTATCATTCTTAAAGGTGGTTCTCCTGCTAATCCTAAATTAAAATCAACATTAATTTGGGCTAAGGCTTGATAATAATTTAATCCTAATAATTTCATTACAAAGTTTACACAATCCATTTGTGGGCCATCTCCAAAATCCTTACATCTCAATCCACTTTGTGTATTTGTAATAACAAAACTAGGGTCTGTATCTCTTCTCCAAGGACTTCTATACTTTCTATCTAATACAAATCTACCAAAGTAATTCAAGAATATATCATATTCTGTTACTCTGCTAAATACATTCTCTCTTGTTAGTTCTTCCTTGAATATGAACATTCTTTAAAATAAAAAAGGGGTACAGATTTCTCCATACCCCTCTTGGGTTAAGTTAATTAAAATGGTGATACAGCATCTACAGGAGTAGCTGTTTCTTCTCCTTCTTTCTTAGGTTTGTAGTTATCAAATATTTCTTGAAGTTTATTAATTTCTTCAAGCTCTTTTGATGACCAAGACAAACTTTCTTTTGTAGGCGAAGCAAATCCATAGTAAGGAATTTCTGGGTAAACTACCCCTTTATCTTCATTAAGAATGCCTTTAATACGCATATAAGCTTTAGTTCCAGAAAGAGCAGTAATATACTTCATAAAAGTAGGCCCATCTACTTGTCCCGTTAAATCTACATCTAAAAAAGCTTTAATAAGCCCCTTTACACGAGCTAAAACTTTGTCTGTACTTGAAGCATCTTTACCTCGCAATACAAACCATTTTTGAAAATTACCTTCTTCTGAGGTAAACTTACAATGTAACTGTGGAGTACCTGTTGTACTTTCAGTTATTTCTGCTGACTCTAAGGTGAATAAAGCAATTGTACCTGGGCGAAGAGCTTTGTTTTTAGAACCTTCTGATTCTACTGCGTTTGTGAAATCTAAATTTAAATCTGTCATTGTTATTTGTTTTTAATTGTTTTGTTATATTTAAAAAATTCTATTCTTGTGTAAGAACTGTTCTTAATAATTGTTAATAATGATATTGGCTCTTCTTTTGAAGCTATATCTAATTCTAATAGATTAAAGTTAAACTTATAAGCTGTTAAAACTATTGATATAATACAAAATTGCCATCTACTAGTACCAAATCTTAGTGTTAATCCCATTATTCATTGTAGTATTTATAGATTGTTTCTTTTACATACCCTAAATCATTAGGAATGTATTTATCTGCAAACATACCTACAGGTGATTTACAGGTGCTTTCTCCATCTGTTTGAGTCATAAACTGATACTTCATTTTACCTGTCTTAAAATCTTCTAAAATAGGTCGTGCATAAAGTATTGTAGTAAATAAACCATCTAAATATATGGAATTGTCAATTAGCTTGCCGCTTGTCTTAATCTTTAATTTACCATCTTCACCCTTCTCTTGGTGAAACAGGCAAAATACATCTACATTTTCAGGCAACTTACGTAGTTTATCTACTATCTTCCACATTTTTTGTGCTACTTCCGTAAATTTCTCGTAACCTTTGTCTTTAGCCTTAGCCATCATATCAAAAGCCATAAGATAATTTCCGTCATCAATCACATAATTTACTATATCTTTACGATTTGTAGAGCAGTAGTCTATTAGTTTAAGGATTTCATCCATATTATCCCCTTGATAATAATTACCTCCTTCAGATATTTTCTTATCTTTTGGATACATTTTGTTAGCTCCTCTTGCAGGAATAGGTTTTGCTGATACATTGATATAAAGTGTTTCGGCAGGATTTAATCCTATTATTCCTATATCTGCGTTAGGAAAAATACTTGTTGATTTTCCGTCACCTGATGAACCCACTATACCTATTAAATTTGCCATGTTTTTAATTTATCTTTTTCATATTTTAATGTTAATACTTTTACTTTAAATTTATCTAAACTATTTTTAAAATCATTATATGACCTTATGTCATAGTAATAATCATCTTGGCTTTTAAGTCTTTGTAAAGATTTTTTATATTCTATATACTCTCTAAGCTTTTGACAATAATTACAACCACAAAAGGAATTATGATTTTTAAGTTGGTGGTTAAATAAATTAATTATTACTTGTTGGTGAGTTCTCTTGTTTACCTCCTGAAGTAAGTCCTGATAGTTTATCATAATCTTGCTGTAAGTTATTAGCCAAACAATCTTCAAATACTTTTTGTAGTTGTTCTAGTTTAGATTTTAACCCAGTAACAGCTTGAAACTTTTTTTCAGAATATTGAGAAACTTTAGAACCATCTGGATTAACTAACACAGAATCAGGCTTATCTTCTTTTTTTATTTCTTTTTGTAAATTATCAATAGCACCTACTGCCTTAATAAGAATATTAGACCTACGTTCTATTTCCTGATTTACAAAATGGCTTATTAAAGAATCTTTGATTACTTCTGATTGTGTAGCCAATTTCTCTGCCACAGCTAGTTTAACATCCATTATTGAATAAAGTTTACAAAGTTAATTAATTTACCTTTAAGAAATTGAATCTCTTCATCTGTCCAAATAGATGTTTCTACTAACTGATTGTTACCTTTACCATCTTTCATCCAATACTTAAGTTTAATACCTAACGTAGTGTTAAGTACATCAACTGCCTGTAATAGATTTTCAGGTGTGTTTACGTTAGTAAATTTATCCAAACTTGGATCAAATTTTACATTCTCCTGTACTGGTTGTTCTGTTACTTGTGTTTCTTCCATTTTTAATTGTTATTTATTTGTTAATGATTTTTTCCATTCTTTAAACTTAATATAATTTACTTCTTTTGGAGAAGGTAATTCAAAGAAATTACAACAATCGCCTACAAATCCTAAATCTAGATTAGTAGAACCTCTACCATTCCTGTTTAAGATTATAGAGAGCTCTCTGTAATTATCTCTCATTACATCTATGTTATACCCAGCATACTCAGCTAAATTGTATCTTACAGGCGAGAATAGGCCAATTAGCAAATTACAATCTCTGACTGTAGTCTTACAGTCTGCCAAACCATCTTGTGAAGGTCTTAGCTTTTCTACAATACTATCACCTTTAAAAGTAAACTGCTGCTGTTCTTGTGAACCTACTTGTTGCTGTATATTAACTACTGTATAACCAAAATTATCTCTCATCTTTAACCCATAATTACTACTATAATCCTGCATAGCATCTCTTAGTGTACCCCCATTTTCTGTCCCTAACAAACTTAAATGGTCAGTAATTACTATTACATATTCATCAGGATCATTGGGCTTATAAGTATCATAAATAGTAGTTGTAGGATCAACCTTTGAACCTTTGAAATAAAATGTACCATTTGCTTTTGCATATTCTCTTACATGTTTATAAATCCCTGTAGGATTTTTGATGTGTCCAATAACTTCAACTGTACTTTCAAATAATTCAAAATATTCTTTCTCTGCTTCTATCTTTTTAATTACATCTTCATTTATAGTGTAATCTTTAAAGTAAGAATAGAGATTCTCTGGACTTACTGTAATATTATATACTTCATTAAGTCTTTTAGAAATAACTTGTAAACATAATTCCTCTTTACTAATCTCCAAAGAAAAGTAGAATATCTTAAGTTTAATATATGGATTCTGTAATTTATACTTAAGTGGTTGATACATAAATAAAAAGTTGGCTATCATTGATTTACCTACCTTTGATGAAGCAGTAACTATAACCATTCTTTTCTTCTGTATTCCTGGAATTACGCTATTCAGTTTAGGCAAATCTAACCAAGGTATACCTAGTAGTTTACCTGATTCTTTAATCTCCTTATTCTTCTTTATTGTATCTACTACTTCTTTAAACATTATAGTCTGTCTTCTTCTACTTTATTAACAATAATATCATCTAAATACTTCTCATAAGTCCTTCTATTAAGCCAAGTATTTACATCTTGCATAAAAGGTAAACTGTTACCAGCTCTTCTATAATCTAACTCTCTATCTAAAGCAGCTATTACTGTATCTTTATCAGCAGGAAGCTTTTCAAACTTCTTTCTGCATTCTTCAGCTTCTTTAGTATCTAGTCCTTTAGATTTAAGTATTCTATAACCTGGCCCTCTACCATTAGGTACTTTAATAGGATATTTAGTCCAGAATAAAGCAAACTTATCTCCTTTATCAAAGAATAGGTCTAAAGCTTTTTCACGAAGAATTATTCCTTCAGTAAGTACCTTTATGTAACCTTTTTCTTCTAATCTTGAACTAGACCAATCTAATACATATCCTTCTGTATCTTGATTGTTAGCTCTCAAAAAGAGATAAGAATAGTCATCAGGACTTATTCCTAAGTCTCTTACTTTATGTAATATGTCCATATTTACTTACTTTTAAGATAACTTACAACACATTGCCATACTGCTAAGATAGGATTGTCGTTAGAGGCTTGTTCTGAATTGGTTTGGTCGTCAAGCATTGAAAAGTCCCATTTGCCCTTAACTATGCTGCCAAAGAAATGACTTGGCGCAAAATGACAACAACTGCTGTTCTCGTCAAGTATCTTCATTAAGACAGGCATTAGCCTATCCCAACTTTCGTGATATTTTGGCAAAACTCCCCTGTGTTTTATTTCAGGATTTAATCCCTCGTATTGAAGGATTAATTTATTACCCTCAATTATTTGTTGTTCCATCAAAATAAATCTTTTTTCTTTTTAAATAAATCCTTGAAATAGAACTTACCTATATTATAACCTACATATACATTAGGTATCTTGTCGTATCTTTTCAGATATTTGACATAAATACCACCTTCATCTTTACCTATTTCGTATATCCAAAAGTGCCATTCTTTCCATAGCAAATATACAAAAATTGCTCCTACTATCCAAATCATACTATCAATTTATCTAATTCATCTAACAACTCTATTGACTTGGTTTCCAATGCTTTATTAGTAATAAATAAGTTTTCATAAGCTTCCCAAGAATGGTCAGCCAAACAATGAGATTTACCAATTAACCTCATTACTTCATTGTTACTTGAAACTTTACTTCCAAAAGCATTACCTGCTGGAAGTTGCATTTTAGCTGAAATACCTTTCTTAACTAATAAAGCTCTGAATAACCAAACATATTGTTGTCTTATCTGTACTACCTCTCTCTTTCTTGTAGAAGATTTCAGAGTATCTATAGAAACATTATTCTTGGCACAAACAAACCTTAATACAGTACTTGCATTAATGTGGCCTGTCTTTGCACCATAAGTAAAAGAACTTCTATATACATCATTTAACCCTACAAATATCTCATACTTCATATTTTGCTTAAAATTTCATTAACTTTTTCTTCATTGCACATATGCCAACAATTTATCATATTTCTTTTTTGGCACTCCAAAGAATAACTATCCTCAATTTGATCCCCAACTCCACCATTAATTATTAAATTGTAGTTTCCAAAGTACCTGTCTTCTACAGGAATAGGTCTGGGATTTTTAGGGTGGGTTATAAAAGAATACATTCTTTTAAAAATAAATATAGAGTTACCATTTAACTCTACGCTAGTTATATAAAACAAAGGCTCATCCTCTAATGGTATACAGCTAGTAAAAGGATAAAAAGTTAAATCTTTGACTGTCATAACCTGTTATAAATTAATCTTAAATCTTCTTCATCTTCTTCTACTGTAGGCTCTAATACCTGTTGTAGTTCTTCTTTTGTAACTTCCTTATCAAATACTGTCCTGAAATACAAAACCAGAGACTCCACATTATTAGTAATCTCTGGTTTACGTAAACTTGCTAAACTATGTAATGCTAAGATTTCTTCTCTTTGCATATTTCTATTAATTTTACTAAACAAGCTAATTGAGCTTCTTCGTAAGTTTTAAGAGTATCACTCTCTAAACAATCTAATTCTCCTTCCTTTTTTGGATTATTTAAATTATTAATAGAAAACCTATAATCACGATATACATTAGCCCAATAAACTGAGTTTTCTAATTTATATTTTTTTCTAAAGAAATCAAACGCTTGTTGCCAAAGTGGTGCAGCAGTAAAAGGATTATCTAAAAAGAATTTCAACAACATAGGATTATGTGCAGCCTGAAAATTTGCAGGATTGTTCAAATCACTATTATAAATCCACTCTTTAGTATCTTCTATATAAGGAAGATTATCTGCATACTCGCTTTTAGGGTAGTCAAAAGGATTTCTTAGTCTTCCTTCATTATCATAGGTAGTAAAACAAGGTTCGTTAAAACCTAATTCTTTTAAAGCTACTGCAATCTCATAAGGTACAAAATTATTTTCCATTAACTACAGGTTTAGGTGTACATACATGACCATCACTCCATTTAATACCTGGAGGAGGAGTTGTTTCTGGTGAAGTATATTTAGTACCACAACCACTACATATAAATTGATTCATATTATTAGTTTTTAAAATTCATATTCAGGTTTCCACGTATAAGAATGTAACTTATAATCTCTACCAAACTTACTTGGCATATCCTTACTTATAAATACAGGCTCTTTCAATTCTTCAGGAGGATAAGTAGATACACCTTTCTCACCTACTACATTAACTTGTAAAGTAGTATTGTTTTTAATAGCATCTTCTACATCATAACTACGAATATCTATACAACCTCTAAATATCTTTTTTACTGTTAATGTTTTCATATTATTCACTTAACCATTTAAATAATTCTTTGTATGTATCAAATTCGTATACTTTAACTTCTGAGTTAACTAAAGAAGTTACTAATTCAGAAAGAGATTCAGTAGTTTCTGCGTAGTAACCATTACCCGCTGTAACCCCATATGTACATAAAACTATATAATCTCCTGACTCATATTCACTTCTGGTTATAAACCCCCTATCTCCAGCATTATCAAGAACTCCATAATATTTATTTGGAGAAACTTTTGAAGCTTCTATTGTTTTTAGTTTAGTTTTTACTGTTATTACTTCTTTCATTTTAGATATATTTTATACGTTTTGAATCTACCCCCTGAAGGGCGCTAGCTAACCAAACTTCATCTTGAGTATCTTTAGCTACTGTAATGTAAATCTGAGCTTTCTTATCTCCTTCAAGATTACAAGTCCTTAGTATTTTCTGTACTTGCAATTCTTCATTAGATTGTATTTGGTGTATTACAGCATGTTTTAGTCCTACTCCTGTAAAACCCATACTCAACATGCCAATACAACTTAGTTTATTTACTTTCTTTTTTTGAAATAACTCTAAACTATCTTCTTTAGATTTACTATGATAAGAATGTTTACAGAGTTTATCAGCTACTTCAGTTAGTGTAGTAAATACTAATACTCTCTTTAAAGGCTTTATAAGGTTCTGTGCTGCTTTTAATTTACTTTCTAATCTATAGATATACTGAGCTCTTTTTAATGCAGCATTGTTCTTTACATGCACATATTTAGCATCAGAGAATGATAGCATTTTAAAGTATTCAAAAGTTTTAGTAAGTTTATTGTAAGCTGTTCTTTCTTCAGGAGTTAATGTAACTTCTTTTATGAATATTTCATAGTCACTTATAATGTTGTGGTCTATGGCTTGCTCTATACTATAATCATACTTAACAGTTAGCCCTAGTTCTTGCCTTATTTTCTGTTTATTCTTATTACCCAAAGTACCTGTTGCACCAACAATTCTCTTTGGTTTTCTACTTTTAATGACTTTATACTGATTATCTGAAATCTGATGGCACTCATCTATTATGAGTAAATCTAAATCCATTGGAAGCTCTTCTGAAGACCTTATATTAAGTAATGTAGGAGTAAATCCTAAATCCCATTTAAGTATTTCAGCTCTCCAGGAATCTAAGATAGAATTAAAAGGAGCTACAACAGCTATCTTTTTATCTTCTTTACCTCGTATAGAATCTATTAAAAGCTTTGTCTTTCCTACTCTACAAGCTACTACTATCAAACAATTATAATTATTATCTTTAATAGCCTGAACAGCTTCTGCTTGAATTTTATTCCTCATTTCCTAAACTACAGTGTTTTGCTTTATTTTTTCTTTTTTATATTCATACCTACTACACTCAAGCCAATTATCTGTTATATTTTCTTTTCCATTCAAGGTTTTATATAATCTAACAGTTGGGCAAGGATTAGGTTTTTCTTTGATTATTTCACAAAGAGGTTGATTGTCTTTTATTGTACTCATGTTTAGTTATTTTTCCCAGTAGTCCGAAATCTTGCAATCTACTTCAAAGGGTACATTTTTTACAATTGCTTCAGCAGCTTCAATCATTAACTTATTAAGAACTTCTTTCCATTCTTCTGCTTTTTCTGCAATAACTTCTGTTTGTATCTCATCATAAACAGATAGCAATATATAAGCTGGGTAGTTGTTACTATCTATATATTCCTGTATTTTTATTAAAGCAAGTTTGATAGCATCCGCATTTGCACCTTGGATAGGTGTGTTCATTGATGCTCTTTCTATTTCACCTTGCCTTGTAAAGTTATTTTTATCTTGCCAGCCTTCAAACCACCTTACTCTTCTAAATGGAGCAGGAGTTCTTATGTAACCTCTTGTTTTACCAAGAGTACCTAGCATTTTAAGAAATTTATCTACACCAGGAACAATCTTAAAAAACTTTTTAATAATCTTATCAGCTTGGTCTACAGATATTTGCATAGTATCTGCCAACTTAAATTTTGACATGCCATATGCTAATCCAAAGTTTACAGTCTTCTGCACATCTCTGTATGTAACACCAGGTTTAAAAGGAGTTTCTTTCTTTACATCAGTAATAGGTATATCAAAAGTAGCTGCACAAAGAACACTATGTAAATCTTCTTTATTCTTAAAAGAGTTAACCCATAAAGGGTCTTCACTAAATTCAGCTATAATTCTTAATTCGGCTCCTGAGAAATCTCCACCAACTATTTTATACCCGTCTCTAGGTATAAAGCAACTTCTAATCTTTTTTGCTAATTCTCCTTTACTTGGTATTTGATTAAGATTAGGCTCACTTACTGAAATTCTGCCAGTTGATAGAAGTTGCCATATGTTACAATGTATTCTACCTGTCTTTTTGTTTATAAACTTAAGAAAATCTCTACCAAAAGAAGAAGCCAGCTTATTGTTTTTGTTGTATTCAATAAGCTTTGCTATAATAGGATGATTACTTTTATTTGTTTGTAAAAACCTATCACCTGTTGTATCAGTAGCAAAGCCTAACTTTCTTACTATTTCTAGTTTCTGCTTTGCTGAAGCCCAATTTATATCAAGTGTCCTTTCTTCAAAGCCAAATAAGTTACCTTGAGTATATCTAGGTACATAAGATTTAAGTTTTGGTTCAGCCATAAGTAAAGTATCTAATTCTTCCTCACCTTGTTTAGTAAGAGCTTCAGTTACTTCACATACTTCCAGCCATTTCTTTTCATCTAACCTAATTCCGTTAAATTCTAACTTGGCAAACACTTTAGTAACTTCATTTTCTAGCCATACAAGATTGCCTAAATCCCATTTTTCTAGTTCTACAAGTTGTTTATCTCTAATATCTTGTAACAAGAGAACATCTTTAGCTGCATATTCTATTACCCTATCACTAAGTTTCTCTGAATGTATTACACCTCGTATAGATTTATCTAATACAGTTGTAGTATATTTTAAAGCTAATGCAGCTAATCCTAATGCTCTATCTTCTATACCTGTTGTAAGTATACATTCAGCCAGGAATGTATCGTAGAGTATTGTAGGATATATACCAACGCTATAAAAGAATTTTAAATCATACTTGGCATTTTGTAGAAGTAAGAACTTGTTTTCTAACAGGTCTTTAAACAACCTAATATCATTACAAGTACAATCTATGACATATTGATTATATCTATCACCCAACTGTAAAGTAAGTACATAGCCATCTATAAATCCACCTACAGTTTCTGTGTCAACTTGTACTTCAAACTTATCCTCAAAATAATCCAATACATCTTGACAAGTAGCTAATTTATAGGTATCTGTATCAAACAATCTATTACTTACTAAGTATATCATACACTTCCATTTATTATATAAGGTATAGCAGCAGCAAGAAAAGTTCCTAAAATGACTACTATTATAGCTCCTGCTGACCAAGATAATATAGCATCATCAGTAGCAAACCAAGACCGCATTACAAACCTACCTATCCAATAAGGTACAAATATAATAGCAGCTATACTGACTATTACAATTATCGTTCTTTCTATCATAACTTTAAACATTTATTACAGTAATACTTTTCTCCTTCTTCTAATGGTTCCCCATTAAACCTTTTACTACACCATTCGCATTGTAAAGGCTTTAATTTGATTCCAAGATGTTCTTCAGTATTCTTATCCCAATGTTCCAATAAAGTCTTTCTAAGCTCTTGTATTTGCCTTACAATTAATAATTCAGAAGGAGTAAAGCTAGACATATTAAATGTTAATCCAGATACTCTAGCTTTAGACCAATTTCTTTCTCTTGCTTTACTCATCTTTAAGCATTTCATCAAAACCTACTCCACCATTACCTTTCCACCAAGTTTCTTCTAATTTCTTTTTAACAAGAGTTCTTAGACTTTCCATAGTATGGTCATGTGCAATTAATTCCTTAACTGCATTAAGTATTTCTTCAGTTGTTTTTTCTATCATTTCTCTTCTTTTAAAATTATAAATATTGTAGGTAATACTACAAATATAAATATACAAGCACCTAGTAGTAGTATTTTCATTCTTAAACTTTATTTAACTGTGACTCTTTGTCCATTGTGCTATTGTAACTTTTAACAAGTTTTTCAGCAAATTGTAAATCTGTTGTTGTTAAAATTAAGTTTCTATTTTGCAAAATTTCTCCTCTGTGTATTTCATATTGTGTCGGATACTTACGTTTAAGTAAGATAAGAATATCTTTAGTGTGCGGTTGCATTGTTATTCTAATGGTTTAAAATTAGCTTCTATTATAGCATACAATGTTCTGTATATTACAATAACAGGTAGGCAAATTAGGTATATAATTATAGGAAATATGTGTGTAGGTTTTATTTTTTCGCCCCTATTAGCTAATGGTCTTATACACCATCCATAAATTATAAATACAATAGCAGTTAATATTATTTTTGTTAGTGTCATATTTTTATTTGTTAAAGTTGGTTAAAATTATATGTTTATTTCTAAAAATGTAAGGTCTGCCCTAATGCTTGCATCGGTTTTATAGGGTAGTTTCCATCCGTCAAAGACTATACAGGTGTTCCACCAACTTATCGGTGCAAAACATATAAATCTTATGTAAAATCTTGGTTTCATTATTTGGTGTTAGAGTTGGTTTCGTAGTGTTTATATAATTCAGCACGCTTGTACTGCACTTGTGTATCTATGTGTGTAAAAAAATCATTACCATTGGAGTAAAAATTATCTTCTACCCATTTTATAGCATTTAAAACCTCTTGCTCTATCTGTTCACGCTCTTTGGGGAGTAACTCTGTAAGCATTTCTATTACCTCATCATAGGTAACGTAATCTTTATTCTTATCATTTTCTTTTGCTGTTTTTGCATTTGCTATAGCTTCCTGTAACGCTGTTTCCATGTTAGTTAGATTTGGTAATTAGTTCTGTTCCTGTAAGGGTGAAGTATAGGTTTTGAAGTTGGTGTAAGTACTTATAGTTTAATGGTTTCCCAAAATCAACACTTAATAATCCATCATCAAAAGTTACAATTAACATTCCATTGCCTATTGAGTAAGACGACTGTTTAAATCCATCTTTTTTATCGGTAATTTTCTCAAACCCCGACCTTAGTAGTATATCTTCTGTAAGGGGGATAGGTTGATACCAAGCAACCGTATTTTTACCGTTTACTATCAGTTCGTGTTCAATGCTTTCTACCTTGCATATATCAAAATGCTCTTTTTCATCGGGCGTACCAGGTACTCTTGTGTAATAGTGATGGTAAATTAAATTACCAATTCTAAGTTCTTTCGCTGTCATTTCTTCTATCTTTAAAACTTGTTAATACTTAGGTATTGCTTGATGGCTTCGGCTGCTTTTTGGGCTTCATGTTCTGTTTTAAAGCAGTTACCAGCTAATATTCTTGGGTTGTCTAAATCGTGGTGAGTATAATTTGTTTTCCTAACCTTAAACCAATCATTTATATAGTAATAATCCTCAAGTAATTTTGGTTGCCACCTCTGCTCTGTTTCAATTGGTGCTTGCTCTGTTGTATCAATAGGCTGATAGGTTTCTTGTCCTTTAGAAAAGTATAAGTCCTCTAATCTTTTAAGCCTTTCATTCATATCGGATATTAGACATTCTACTTGCGTTAATAATTTAGCATTATCCTGTTCTATTAAGTCAGTCATTTGATGTGGGTTTAAGGGTTTGTAGTTCGGTTAGAAGTTCTAAGTATAAATCATAGTTTACTAAAAAACTTGGCAATATTTCTATTCTTGCTGCTATATCCTCTATTGGTTTCATTTTACTTTTCAGCAATCGCTCTACTGCTTGCTTATAGGCTGTTGCGCCATCAATAAAACCGTGTGTATAGGTTATTTTATGTGGCGGGGTATATGTTGCTTCTTGAAACTCGCTTGACTTTTCAGCTTCTTGCTGCCATTCTTTCGGTAGTGTCATGGTGTTTGTTTTAAAGGGTTAGTTTTATCCAGTTATACTCAATCATTTTTTCTACTGATAAGCCCATAAATGGTAAGGCGTAACCTTTAGAGCGTAGGTAAGAGCTTACCCATTCACCTGTTCCTGCTCCAAAACCACAGTATCCGCCTTTTAAATATAAGCATGAAAGAGCACAATCTTTGCCTTGTTTTATTTCATCTTGTATTTTTAATTTATAATGATTATGATGACCTTCGTTGTATAAAACTTTTCTATATACAGCAATAGCATCCTTATGTGTTATTGATGAAAGGGGCTTTAATTCCAAATAATCAGTTTGTAACTTTTCTTTAGGGGTAAAATCATCAAAGCCAACATGTAGTTTAGGCTCGTTTGATTTTCTTATGCAAAGGACTTTCTGACCATAATACAGGGCAAAAAAACGGGCTTTGTTATCTAAGGTGTTCTCCATCTTTTAAAGGGTTATTCCGCAATCTTGCAGGGTTAAACGTATTCTAACCATAGCTGCTGGCGGTGGAGGATTTTTTGTTTCTTTAGTTTTATTGTATATTTCTTTTAAAAGTTCAGCTAACCTCTCCTTATCGGAATTGGCTTTTGCTAACTGGGTTGTTAGGTCTGCTGTTTGTTGGGTAGCGTAGGTTACCATAGCCTTAATAGTTCCCTTATACACAAGACCTTGTTTGCTAATTATATTAGACACACCTTTGTGTTTAAAGTTTTCGTCTAATACTTCTTTTGCTGTTTTCATTCTATTTGTTGTGTTTGGTTAAAGATTTTTTTCTATTGCTTTATCAATAATATCATTAAGTGTTTTTATCTGCTCTTTCAACTCCTCATTCTCCTTTTGATACTTTTCAATAGTAAATATCTGGGCTTCGTTTACTTCTTTTAACAAGGTGTTTTCCTCTTTAAGGGCTTGGTAATTGTTGCAAGCGGTTACTATAAATTCAGCCGTTTCTGTTTCAAATGTTTCAATAATAAAATTATCATTAATATCACAAATGCTACATTCATTTTTTTCGCTTATTCTCAAAGGTAATTTTAGTGTGTGTTTATTCTCCATTGTTAGTGTTGTTACTTGGTTTTAGATAGTTTGTGTTTAAAGTAATAAATATAATACTATTATTCCTAATAATATTACTAATATTACTAATCTTTTAGCTTCTTTCTTATGTTTCAATAAGTATCTTTCAGCTTTATATCCTTGAGAATTTAAACTCATAGAATGAAACCATACTCCTCTTATTATAATGTAACATATAATAGCTGTTATTATTAATAGTAATTTCATAATTCTTTTATAAAAAACTTCTATAGTACATCTTATAGAAGTTATTGATAATTCCAGTTTCACATAAGGAATTATTAAACAGGTTAAAGAACTGTCAATATGCACCCTGTTTTAATGCTCAAAGATAAAACTGGGTTGGGTTAGTAAGAAATAAAATTCTTAGTGTTGCAGTTTTTCTTTGATTATTAGTCTCCCTGACAAGATTCTAACTTGTGACTTTCCCATTAGAAGTGGGATACTCTATACAGCTGAGTTACAGGGAGATATATAATATTACTTAAAGTATCTCTTTAATAAGAGAATCCAATTGTACTTCAATATCTTTTCCAAAGATAAGTGTTTTATTTGCTTTTATCAAATCTAAATCGTATTCTGAAAGATTATTATCAGTTAAAGGATTAGTAATTTCTACTACTATTAATTCATCTTCACAATCATTATCTATACAATTAGCCAAAGCAAAATGTTCACTATCAAATCTTAAATCAGATACAATCACAAAAGAAGGTTTAGTTTCCCAAATATCTCCTGTACTTACTTGAAAATCATAATCTTTAATTTTCTTTACAAGCTCTTCAGCAAAAACATTAGTACTAAATGCAGATTTTATAGCATCAGCAGTAGTTTCTAATAAATTTCTACCAACTTCTTTTTCATCTCTATTCTCCCAATTAAGAGGAGATTTTTTAGGAAAAAATGCTTTATCTACTATCTTCTTCAAAGGTTCAGCAAAAGATAATACTTTATTACTAATACCTTTTTCATCTAATTTCTTAGCCAACATAGCTGCTACTGTGGATTTACCTGAGCCATTTTTGCCTTTTAGTGCTATTATTTTCATGCTTCTGTATCTAAATTAGTTACATATTTTACAGGAACTTTCTGTACTATGTTAATTACACCTTTAAGATATACATAATGCCCATATAATTCAGCTCTATGTTCATCAGTAATTACTTCTTTCAACTCTCTGTTTAATAGAACTTGTAACTTTTTATGTAATTGTCTTTTATACCTAGTAAGTTTGTCCATAATAATAGTATAAAAAGCAAGCCAAGTACCATCTAATCAGTTAAATACCTACAGTGTGCAGTAACTGTTTTTGTTAGTAAATAATTTCTCAGCTTGGCTTGCTTTATAGTTTTTAATTAAGCTTTCTTTTCAGCAGGAACTGAATAAATTGCTGCTTCGTCAGCCTTAAACTCTGCAATTTCTTCTTGCAAAGCTGCAATTTGGTTTTCATAACCCAAGATTACATTACGTTTAGCACGTACTTGTTTTAGGTAAGTAACACAATAGCTTTCTGCACCTTCTGTAGTGTTTACACTATCAGGATTTACATTAAGGATTGTTTCGTTAAGATCTTCTTTGGCATCAACAATCTTTTCTTCAAGAGTTTCAATTTGATCCTCACGCATAGAAATTTGTTTAGCCAGATGTTTATCTAACTTACCTTCAAAACGAGTTAGTTTTGCTTCATCACCGCCTTTAAGAAAGGCTAATACACGGTCTTTTAAATTTGACTTTTTCATTGTTTGTTGTTTATAAATTGATTATTGATTTCTTTTTGTACTTTTTAACTATTGGTAAATCTAATTGTTGATTAATTGGTTTAGCTAAATACTCTACTTCACTAAACTGATACTTTTGCTTTTTAGGCTCTACAAAAGTAAAACAATCTTCTGGAACTAAAGGATATTTATCTACAAATTCTTGTTTAGGAGAACTTATAATTTCTGCATACTTTCCATTTGCATAAAGAAATCCTGGAGTTTGCCCAGTTCCTACTTCTTGGTTAGAATACTTCTGTATTTCTCCTTGTAAAGTACATTCTCCATAAGTAGCTTCTCCATGATGACTTAAAGGTATTACAGTATCTCCTTCTTTGTAACGAAGCCTACAATAATGTAATATTCTATCTATACTTGCAGTAGAACTAGGTTCACTTGGTTGTAAATGTTTATCTGGTAAAGGTACATTATAACCTTGAACTTTAGCTATTTCTTCTGGAGTTGCTTTACGCAGGTCTTTTATTTCTATCCAACCATTTCCATCGTATTTAAGCTCTCTATTAAACATACGAACTGCTATACTACCATCAAGAGTTTCAATCTGATAAGCTTCACCAATATTTCTATCATGGCTAGTATTATCATTTAATGGTACAACCCAATCTCCTACTTTAAATTCTTCTGAAGTATTAGTTTTAGGTTCTGATACTATTTCTGCCCATTTACTCAACTTTTTATCATAAAGTACTCTTTCATAGTTAGTATTTCCATATTTACTATTAGTTGAGTGGGATTGTTGCTTATCTGTATAAGCAATTATATCTCCATCTTTATCAGCTTTAATGTAAAAGTGATTTGTAACTACACAATACATGTCATCATCCAACTTTATTTGTACATGAGCAGGAATAAACTTAGTACCTATTGGATAACGTTGTTTAGCTTGAGAAATTAAATCTTCTTCAATAGACTCTTCTTTAACTTCTTGTTTATAACCTATTAAAGTACATAATTCTGATAAAGATAGTTGTTTTTCAGCACCCTGTTTATTATTATCTACACCAAAAGATTGTTCTAGCCCTTTAGTACCATCTTCAATGAAAAAATACTGGTTACTTTCAAAACTTTGATAAGTATTATCTGTAATAGTTCTCCATGTGCGAGGTAAAGATATATTCTTATTACACCATTCTTTTAGTTTATTAAATATATCCTCTGTAAAATCAGGTTCATATTTAACATAAAAAGAATGTTTTTCTTTAACTTCATTAGGATTAAATCCAACAGGCATTACTTCAAACTTAGGTAAATGAACTACTTCAATACCAAATCCCGTATGATTATCTCTAACTCTAGTTACATCGTATGTATTACCCTGATGATTATACTTAGTTATAAGTAAATATTCTCCTATATCCATACCTATACATACAGGATTATTAACTAAAGCTTTCAAGTACCTACCAACTAAAGTTTCTTTAGGATTTTGTTGAGCATCAAATGAAGTTTTATCAGAGATTTTATAATCAGTACATAAACTTCCTGAATTTCCATCAAATGTAATAGAAGCAATAGAACCTTGAAAACCTTTTAATTTAAGTCTTTCTGTTTTAGGATTATAGCTTTCTACTTCATATATTTTACCTACAACATTAAAATCATTAACAGATAAATCAGTATTAGAACCTTTAATACATTCTACATATTCTGGAATAACTTCATATACATTTAAATCAAATTTGCCATCATCTCCTATTCTATAATAATTAGTACTAATATAGGCACCATCTGCTTTTATCCAATTTACTTGCACCCAAAGATATTTAGGTGTAGTAGGAAAATGAGTTTCATTATCAACAATTACACCATACTCAGCACCTATTCCCTGACCTGCAAATTGAGAATCTTTATCTAATAATACTTTTAAGCCTACTACGGCATTTTCTTTTGTTACTTTCATAGTCTTGTTATAAAAATAAACCTCTCTAAAAATTCTTCATCCGCATAAAGAACCAAACTTGAGGTTTGTATAGTTTAAATTATAATTACGCTTCTTGCAAGCCTAATGCTTCTACTGATGTAGATTCAGCACGTAGGAATGTATGAGAAGGTTTACCAAATACAAGAGAAGTATGACGGTAAACTTCTTTACCATTAGCCATTACTACTTCACCTGTAGAAGGATTAATCTTTGGGTCAATAGTAAGAGGTTCACCTGCTGCATTACGAGCAATAATAGAACCATTCATACGGTAAGGAGAGTTATTCTCTGTACACTGAATGTTTACTTCAACAGGAGCACCTGCTAGTTTAGCATACAAATCTTCAGCAAACAAAACTTCGTCTTTCTCAATGTAATCTTGTACTTTAACACCTGCTGAATAAGCTACACCTGATTTAGCAGATATAACTACAGTTAGTTTTTGGGTGTTTTTAATACCTTGCAATAACAGAGATGGATTTACCGCCTCAGAGTTATTTTGGATTTGTTGTACTAATTGGATACCAAGTTGATTCTTTGTAGAACCTTCATTTACCCATACTTTACGAATTAATGCTTTGCCTGTTGCTAAAGCTGTTTCAAAATTTGTCATAAAAATAAAAATTAAAATATAAAAAATTGTTCAACTGCTATTCAATATCCAGCAGTCCATATACTTGAGTTATTACGTTACACAAGTTTTAACGTACTTTAGCTTTACTTAATCCTCTGCTACAATAGCTTTTTTCTGAGATAGGATAAGTTTTTCAGCTAATTTTGTTGTTTCCTTAACTGTAAAGTCAGGATTAATAAGAAATAATATATCTTTCTTTTCAGCAAGACTATTATCTTTAAAGAGTAAAGAAAAGAACAATCTGTCTATGGATTGATTCCTAAAGGCTTTTTCATTCTCCAGGATAGAACGCCATTCAGAACCTAATAAACTTCCATAGTACTTGTCATCAACTAAAAATCTTGTTAGTAATCGTTCTATTTCCGAATTTAGTAAGAATCTTACAGGCACAAACTTTCCATTAGCATCTAGCCAACAGAGTTTTCTATCATTAGAGTGGTTTCTCATAGTAGTTGTTTAAATGTTGTTTCTAAAGCACCAGGTTCTTGTGTTGCAAATACAAATGAATCTTTAATCTTCAATAGCTTTGCCAAGAACTTAGTGTGGTCATATTTACTACCAACTTTAGATAAGAAATTAAGATACTCTGAACAAGCATATTTATTTTCTGACCTGTTCATGCGAGGTAAGATTTTAAATACATCAGTAAGATAATCTAATTTCTTCTTGGCTCCCGCTTCATCGTAAATAGTAAAAGTACCATCTTTAATGTATTTTGAGATAGAAGAGCCACCTGCACTAACATTAATAGTCCTATCAGATAGTATAGAAGCTATAATAGATAATTCAAAATCGTAGATTTCAAAATACCTATTAAGTTTCTTGTAATCATCTTTTATTGAAGCCCAAGAAGTAATAAAATCTAATAGACACCAAGATTTACTACTTGCATTTAGCGAAGCAATCTTTTCTATTAATTCTTGTTGGTTTTTTATTGCAATAAAAGTACAAGGAATGTCTATACCAAGACGTAAACAAGCAGTATAAAGATGTTGTCCATCAATAATGTAAAGCTTTTCTATACCATCAATAAATGATATTTTAGCTACTACAACAGGACGTATAATTTTACCTATTCTCATAATAGCATTAGCTATTTTAGTAACATGGCCAGGGCCTACAGCTCTGTTTATACCTGCTAAAAAATGTAGTCCCTTTTTACTTGTTGGTTTAAGAATCAGGTCTACGGTTAAAGGTAGTATGTTCATTATAATGTAGTTATAAAAACATTAAACCTTGGTTTTGATTTAGCCAAATCAGCTAACAGCTGTAATTGGTTAGATTTGTAGTTAGCATTTAACTTTGCTAGCTTATGGTGCAGTTTCTCTAACTTTAACTCTGCTTTTTCAGCAGTAGTCTTAGTAAAGTCTACAGATGTAACAGGTGGATGCCATAGTTCGTGCTCTATCATCCATTGAGCTGACCAACTCTTGATTGGTTCTACTTTGTTTTTATGGTTCATTTTGTTTTGTTTATTAAGTGTTTAATAAATTTTATTCTTGGAGCTTTAACATCCATTGGCCACCAATATCCTCTTTTATACCTATATTTATTTTTAAATATAAATAATGTATTTTTAAATAATTTGGGCCTTTCTGAATTAAAATGGTTTAATAAAGCATAGTATTCTTCCATTGTTATTTTACTAAACCATTTTAAATCTATTATAGCGCAACAAATACCAGAATGATCATTTGTTTCAAATTCTATTAAAAGTAATTTGTACAATTCGTTTAAAGTTTTCATATTGTTTAAATAAAAATGGGTACTTGGCTACACTCTAAACAAACATAGCCTTTCCCCATAATGTTAATAAGTAAAAGTGACAATGTATTTATCACCTTCATATCGTAGTTTGTTGATTACAGCACCATATAGCTTTTGTAATCTGTCCATAAATGGTTTAAGTGTAGACCATTTGTCAAAATAGAGTGTTCTTTTTTTCATTGTTGTTTATTTAGTAATAATTAGTTACACGATAAGCTACAGTTCTGTTTAACTTAGCTTTAGCTTTAATTCTACTAAGTATATTCATCTGTTCTGTAACAGTAATATACTTTCTGGCTTCTAATACTCTTTCAAGTAGTTTTTTATTAACCCCCTGATGTATTATATCCATTCCTGTATTATCATTTAGTTTTAACATAAACTGTATCTATTTTTTGTTCAAATTTAGTGTACTTAATAAGTTCTCTAAGAATAGTTGGGTAATTTAATCCTGTTACTACCAAAGATGGGCTAATAACAACTATTACAAAGAGAATTATTTTAAATGTCCAAACATATTATCTTCATTACTTTCAGGGTGTTTATAATTACCTGAACCTTCTATTTTTATCATAATTAATAAGTTAACCTATTATTCTTCTAATAGGTATAAAGTATGAAGAAGATTCTCCTAATATAGCCTCTTCTTGAAACCACTCCTCTTCCATATAAGTTTGAGATTCAGGCCATTCTACTAAAGAATAACCATTTTGAGCAGTTTCTATAAATAAATTAACATTATCTAAAGTTTCTTTATCTTCAGGGTTATTTTTATCTAATCCTAATTCATCTATTCCTTGTCCTATTACTTCTATTGTATCTTCTAATTTTGTTTGCATGTTGTCGTTATTTAATAAGTATAATTAGGTGGTAAAGTAAACTCTGCTGGATTAGTATAATAAGCATATATATCTCCATCACTTTTTGGTTTAGGAAAATTAGCTCTACCAGTATTTGTTAAAATATTATACCACCAATCTAATGCTTTTTTCATAGTTGTATTATTTAATAAGTTAAAAACTATACTGAACAGTTTGTGGGTTTTCTGCGTATTTCCATACTAACCATCCATTAACTGTTTTGCGGTTATCTATCAGTATAGTTTATTGTTTAGGTCGAGGCCAACAATATTTAAAGTATTTTAACAGCAATATATAGTAATACTATAATTACTCCTATTATTTTCATTGAAATATTTGTTTTCATAGTTATATTAAATTTAATACTGGTGTAATACTATCACATACTTTTTTACCTAAAGGAGTTATGTAATAATATATATTTTCAGAATCAGTTCTATCAATAAATTCTTTTTCTTTTAAATATACTATTATATTTGAATCAAATTTATCTCTTATTTGAACTGTATTGTATTTATGTCCTTTATTTTTTATAAATAATAAGGCTAAAAATTGTTCTTCATTCATAGTTAATAAGTTTATTTAAATCTTAAAAGCCATTTTAACTAAAAATATGAATTTACTACTAAAAATCCTATAAATTCATAATTATCTCCAGTAGTCTCTGCTTCAACAGTATAATTATTAGTAACTGATAAAGTTTGATAATGTTGATAAATCCATTTTTTAATAGAATCTTCAGTAAATTCTATATTAATTGTAAGCTCTTCAGTAAAATTAAATTTACCTCTAGGCTTATAGAATGTTATTTTTAGTTTAAATTCCTTCATAATAATAGTCTTTGAGGTTTGAATGTTATTTGTCTATTACTTGTTCATAATAATCAGCTGCTACTATTCCTGATGTCCACCAACCTATTAATACAGTATAAGCGTAGAACCAATTAGGGTCAGTAATAACTGATTGATAGTTAAACCATAACATACCAAATAATGATAGTATGAAGAATAAAGCTGCAAATACAGCTATAAAGATAATGAATAAGATGAAGTATTTCACGTTGTTTGTTTTTAGAGTTAATAAAAATAAAGTATCTGTGCTATTATTCATAGTATGAACCTATACACCAAGTTTCCTGATACTTTATGCATTAATGTTCGCCATTTATGCTTAACGGTCTGTAACCTTTAGATTCTCCAAAGGTAGTGTTTCTAATGTATGTTATATAACAGACTTTCCATATACATTAGCTAGATTATTGCTCTGTTGATTGATTCTCAAAAGCATTAAGGTCAGATTCATCTAAATAAAGAGAATAAAAATGAGCTTCTACAATCATTGAGGCTTCATCATAAGCCCATTGAAGTATATGGCTAGCATTATTATAATCCTTCATCTTTTTTAAGATAGATAAATAAGGCGCAAAGTCTTTTTGTTCAAATTTATGAGCATTAAATGCCATATTTTGTACAAGAACACTTGCTGTAATAACCATATTCCATTTATAAAGGTCGCCTAAATCTCTAAGCAACTCTTCTAATTTTGTTAATTCTTGTTTCACGTTTCTGTTTGTTTGAGTTAGTAATAAAATAAACTATAGTACTATCAACAGTCTTCAAGTTACTTTATGAAGCTCTAAGTTTAAGCTGAAGAATATACCAATGGTTATACTCTTGTCATACTATAGTAGTAATTGTAATTCTATCGTACTCTAAATGGAACTTCAATCCACGTCTCTGAGCATACAATAGTTTTCATAGGTTATTTAAGCCTACTATTACAAGTAAGAAAGTTCACCCAAAACTGACATTACATCAATCTCAGGTGAACTCAAAGAGTTAATTTTCTAAGTGAGATATATGCTCTTTATACATCATTTGATCATATACATCTGTTGAAGTACGAGTTTTTAAATAAATCAAGGCTTTATTTTTTAAGTTCTCTTTTTCATTAGATATATCTAAGTTCAAATGCTCTTTTAACTGTTTACTTGTTAGTAATCCCTGATATTTACCATTTCGGTAGATTTCAGCAGCTAGAAAAGGTTTTGATATAAAAGCAAATTGTTCTTCTCCACTTAACCAGTCTTTCCAAATATGTTCTTGGTACGTATGAACTGGTAATAATAGACTTAAAACTATTTTAAGGTCTATATCATTTTTTGGTTGGATTGTTTCTGTAAAAGTCATTGTTATGTTTTTTGAGTTTGAGCTACCATGCACTCCTTGTATTTATCATTGTTTATACTCTATGAAAGGAACATAAAAGAGTTAATAATCCCTCTGCACTCAGTTGTAATACACGAGACTATCCGACCTGTCTCTCACGGTTTGATGTATTACAACTGCTCACCCTTGGGAAGTGAGTTATGGTGCATTAATTATGAAGGTTATCTGAACACCTACAAACGCCAGTAGCTTACTGGATAGACACGAGGTTAAAGGAATCGTGACAATACTTTATTGCTATAATATTATAAGATAAACAGGGTAAAATACTACAGTTTTCAGGATGTTGGAAAGGATAGTTGGTAATCCATTATAACAAATTGTTCCACGTGAAACATTACATAATGTATTGACTATCAACACTTTCAGAAGAAAATTAATAAACTATAGCATTAGTAGTGGCCTTGATTATATCTAACATCATTTCACCGTTAAATATAAATGTACCCTCCTAAAACACCTAATACTATAGTCTATTAATAGTGTAGCACATAGTGCTTAGAGAAGAATAAACTCCCCGTAGGGAGTTATATCTCAAGATGATTAAAGGGACTATTCGTCCCTTTTCATCATCAATGTGTTGCAGGTAACCTCTTTTACCTCACCATTATCATCTGTAATCTCTACCTGTCTTGGGATTACAGTGAAATGTGCTACATTAATGTCCATTGTAGCACCCTTATTTTCCTGATTATCCAATGAAATGTAGAAGGTTAGTTTACGTGAGATACTGTTATTCTCACCTACTTTCTGAGTAGTGTTAGTAACAATCTTGGTGAAAAACTTACCTGAAAGGTCTGACTTGCGTGAAAATTCTACTGTAAATAGCATAAGCTGCGGATTTATTAAGTTTGTTTATAGAACACGGTGGATGAGTTTCCCCGCTGAACTTATGAGGGGGTGTTGTTTGGGGCTGGAACTTAATTCACTACACATACACCATTTCAAAAAATATTTCCAAAAATTTTTAGTGGGGGGTATCAAATATCCTATATAAACATGGGGGGTATGTTTTTTATTTTAGTAACTTTTTTGTACCTTGCAAGTATAATTGCTATAAAATAATAAGCGAATGCACAAATTACATATACCTATATACGAAATACCTTTATTTGTGTATATAGGATACCCACCTGAAGGTATTAGAAAGAAGTATAATATAGATCCAGGGTTAGATGCAGTAGCTGCTGTACATGAAATAGAAGGTGCACTTTTAGTATGGTTTCACCCAACAGAATTTATACCATCTTTAGTAGCACATGAAGTAATACATCTTAAGAACTTGATATTCACACATATATCTTTTAAACAAGATCCTACAAATGATGAAGCAGAAGCTTATCTTGTAGAATACTTAGTAAAAGAAATAGAGAAAGTTTTCAAAAAATACAACCTTTCTCAGAAAAAAGTAGTATAATTGCACCAATATAACTTCAATCCCCTATTAAAAGTCGGAAGATTGTTGGATCAGGTAAATTGATAATCAGTTACTTAATAACTTTAGAAGTTTAGTTTTGACTTCTCCATTTAAGGTTTTGACCCCTTCCCTTAAATTGGTTCTTTTTAAAGGGGTTTTTCTTAACAATCTGTTTTTTCTGCGAAAAAACTTATAAATTCCCTTGTTTATCTAAAAATAATACCTATATTTGCTCAAAACAATTCAAAAATGAGCAAAATAATAGAATTTCACACAAGATCCCTCCAGAAAGGTGCTAACATTTTAGCAAATGCAGTAAAAGGTACTCTTGGCCCACAAGGAAGGAATGTAATTCTTTCACGTCAATTCAATGCACCACACATTACTAAAGATGGTGTTAGTGTAGCTTCTTCAATAAAGCTTGAAGATCCAAATGAAAATCTTGGAGCACAACTTTTACAGGAGATAGCTAACAAAACACTAGAAGTCTCAGGAGATGGTACTACTACAAGTATTGTTTTAGCACAAACCATTCTTAATGAAGGACTAAGACTAATAGCTGAAGGCACAAATCCTGTAAAACTAAAGAAAGGTATAGAGCTAGCAACAGTAGAAGCTATACAATCTATTAAATCACAATCACTACTATTACAATCAGATTCTATTCTTAATGTAGCTACTATATCAGCTAATAATGACTTTACTATAGGTAAACTAATAGCTGATGCTGTAAATCTAGTAGGAGAAGAAGGTTTAATTACAGTTGAAGAATCAAGGTCTACTGAAACATACATAGAAGTTACAGAAGGACTAAAGATAGATAAAGGGTACATTTCACCTTACTTTGTTACTGATCCTAATAAGATGGTAGTAGAATACCAGAATGCACTTATCCTGATTACAGATGAGAAGATAACAGCTACTACTCAAATACTTAAGTACTTAGAAGCTTGTGTAAAAGAACAAAGAGCTCTTATTATTATCTGTGAAGACTTATTAGATGAAGCTCTTTCTACTCTTGTAGTAAACAGAATGAAAGGTATCAAAGTAGCAGCTATCAAAGCTCCTGCACATGGTGACCACAAGAAAGAACTATTACAGGATATAGCTACAATAACTGGTGGTCTATATATTACTCAAGATAAAGGATTATCACTAGAATCTTCTCAACTATCTTCTTTAGGACAATCAGATGTTAAAATCTTTAAAGACTCTACCACTCTTATTAATGGTAAAGGCAAGAAAGAAGACATACTTATCAGAGTATCTCAAATTAAAGAACAAGCTAAACACGCTGAATTACAGTTTGACCAAGATAGGCTAACCAAGAGAGCACAGAAACTTTCAGGAGGAGCAGCTGTATTATATGTAGGAGCAACAACTGAAACAGAGTTAAAAGAAAAAGCTGATAGAATAGATGATGCACTTTGTGCTACAAAAGCTGCAATAGCTGAAGGTATAGTACCAGGAGGAGGAACAGCATTTATAAAAGCAATAGCTTCTATCTCTTCTTCAAAAGATAAAGACATTCAGTCAGGTATTGACTTAATAAAGAAAGCATTAGAAGCACCTCTTCGTCAAATACTTCAAAATGCAGGACTAGAAGAAGATACTATTATTTCTAAAGTAAAGAAAGGCAAACAGTTTAATGCCAAGTCAGAACAATATGAAGATCTATTAGTTTCAGGAGTAATAGACCCAACAAAAGTAGTAAGAGTAGCCTTGGAAAACGCATCATCAGTATGTGCACTATTCCTAACTACTTCTTGTGTAGTAGCAGAAAAATATATAGAAACCCCAATGAACTTTAATTAATTAATATGAAAACATCAAATGTAACACCAGTACCTCTTGGAGAAAGAGTTATAGTAGAACCAATAGTAGAAAAACAAGAATCAGAGTTATTCTTAGCTGAAACTAAACTACCGCCTGCAACACAAGGTATAATAAAAGCTGTATCAGAACAAGTAACTACTTTAAAAGTAGGAGATGTAGTACAGTTTAGTCCTAATACAGGAGTACCTTTACTTATGGTAGATAATGCCTACCTATTAATGAGAGTAGGAGATATAATTTGTAAATTTGTTGAACTTTAAAAATATAACTATGAAAGAGATAACCCCAAAAGAATACATGGAATCTTTTCTACATTTTGATAACTATAAAATAGAATATACAGATTCTTATGAATCTGACTTCTATAGGTTTAACATTAAAGTAGTGAAAAAAGATGAAACATCTTTCGATGTACCTCATTATGCAACTAACGCATATTTAATTAGGAATACATCTTTAGAAACAATTTTAAAAGATTGTCCTTACATTTTAGCAGATGTAATAAGTTTTACAGTAAATGCCATAATAAAAGATACTGTGGAAAACCCAACATATCAAAAAGACTGTGAAACACCAAAAGTTACGTTGGAAGATACAGATTTTGATAAACTAACCTTTGAATTGTAATTAAGAAAGGAGCTACGAAAGTAGCTCTTTTTGCTTTTGCAACTAATTAAAAACTATTTCGTATATTTACCCTATGACAATGCCAAGAGTTTTTTCTATAGAATGTGAATCAGTAACAGGACTTATCAAAGCTACGCTTAATGTAGAGAAGATATTTCAAACCTGTATGCTTGAAGGTGAGCATTACCTTACAGAAACTTTTAGCTTAGAGGATAAACACTTTTTAGTTGTTACAGTATGGAACTCAGAGGAATAACAGACCTATATAATACAAAGCTAACAGAAGAAGGGCCAAAAGAGTTTCTTGTAAAAAGAAATGCATCTTTTAAAATCTACTGTGAACCTTTTCATTTGGGAGCACATGCTGAAGTACTTAACATACGCACAGGTAAAGTGTTTAAAGACAGGTGTCAGGTACATATAGAAAATATGGGAGTAGTTGTAGTTAAAATAGCTGCTACCAAACTAAATGAACTGAAAAAGCAACATTCACAAAATAAGACAGTAGGATTTCATGCGCACAAAGGTAATTAGGAACTACTTTGAAGACTACAATAGCCTGGAAAAGTTTAAAGTAGAATTTCTACAAGAGCTGGATAATTGGAAAGATGAAATGATGTTGCATGATTTACATTACGTAGTATTAGAAGAAATCTACTTACAGGAAACAGAACCTTCTTATACTTTGCAATACGAGTTTTATTTGCAGGGAAGATATAAATACCACCTATCTTTCTCACAAATAAAAGAACACTCTTTACAAGAAAAGAAGAATATACCTGTAAAGGTATTTGTCACAATGGCAGAGTTTAAAGATTTATTGCTTGCATATATGACAGAATATCCTGATATTTGTCCAGACAAGAATAAATTAGTAGTAAACGGAGTTACATTTAAACTCTACTTAGAAGAAATAAACAATGGTAAAACCATTTAATATAAAAGTAAAGAATAAACAAGAATTGTTTTTAGCTTACCTTAAAGCAATAAATTGGACTTTGCCTGAACAGTTAACTGATTCAGAGTTAGAAGTCCTGTCGTATCTTGTGTATTATAATAACTTCTATGCAGCTGAAATAAAGTCAGATGAAATAAGGTATGATTTACTATTCTCTTCTTCAACAAAAAAGAAGATAAGGGAAGAGTTTGATATAGATGCACAAAAGTTTGAGACTTACTTAAATAAACTACGTAAAAAAGGTATTATCACAAATAATACTTTATCTAAACAAGTAGTAATAACAATGGAAGATAAATTAGAAATACGTTTTACAATGGCTGTAAAAGAAGAACCAAAACCAACAGAAAATGAAAGACCTTCTTTTGATGCCTTTGTAGATGAAGCAATAGAAGTACCTGAATTAAAAGCAGTAACTTTTATAGATGATGATGACTTAGATATATTATAATGAAACTGGATTATAGATTAGAAAGATTAGTAGAGAAACATGCCAAAAGGTGCGGTATAACTAAAGCAGAAGCTTTGGAAGTAGTATCTGCTTATTTTACTAACATAAAAGATAAGATTACAGGCTCCTCTTATGAAGAAGGGTTTGTGGAAATATACATGCCTAAGTTAGGAGAGTTTTGTCCTAACTATCAAAAAATAGAAAAAGTACATGAAGTTATTGAAGCTAGAAAACAACAACCTTTGTAGCATTACTCCTGAAGCATTAGGATTAAAAGCTTTTAGGGATATATGGGAAAGGGATAAAACCAAAAATAAAGACAGGGCTAAACTAGATTTAGCCTTTGTATATTTTTACGCTGACTGGACTTCTGTATTCAAACTATTTGAGAAGCAGCTAAAGATAGAAAAGTTAGAAGAAGAAATATACGACAAAAAGTATAAGTGTGATGAACTTGTATTAGCTGCATGCGAATTGTACGAAGTAATACAAAATGAATCTTCTTTCTCCTTAAAATTCTTAAACTCAATAAAAGAGTCTGCTGTAAATATATCTAACTATCTAAAGACCATAAGATTAGAAGAAAGAACTAAGCTAGGTGGACAGGTTTATAATGTAGCACAAATACAAAAAGCCATTTCAGATTTTCCTGAAACAATAAAAAAGATTACTGAAATGGAGAAAGTAGTAGAAGCAGAACTAACTCAAAAAGATAACTTAAGAGGCGGGGCTGAAAAATCAACATTTGAGGATTAATGCTTACGAAAGAAGACATACATAATTTTACTGAAGTAAGAAGACACTTTGAAGAATATAACTCTTATTGCCCCTTTCCCGAATCTCGTACACCTAACTCACGTTGGATGCAATTCTGGAATAGAGAGCAAGAAAGAATATTAAAGGGTTACTACTACACAGAAGATAAATTTATTACAGGAGAACTATACTATTATTTCAATTATAGTATAATGGATAAGACTGTAGAAGAAGGTGGAATGACTTTTTCCATTAATGGATTTCCAGTAACTTGGGATGGTACTATTGAAGTAGATGGGTATTATCAAGAGGCACATAGAAATAAAAAAGATTGCTTCATACTCAAAGGTCGTAGGAAAGGTTTATCTTACTATGCAGCAGCATTAGCTTCTAGAATATACCATTTTAAAAGAAACAGTAATGTATTTATTGTAGCAGCAACAAAACAATATATTTTAGGTGCTGACTCTACAATGACTAAGGTACTTCAGAATGTTGACCACATGTCTTTACATACACCTTTTGGTAAACTACGTCAAAAGATTAATAAAGCTGACCACATACGTGCAAGTTATCTAGAGAATGTAAAAGGGCAGATAATAGAAAAAGGTTACAAATCTAATATAGCTGCAATAGTTTTAGATGACCCACAAAAGTTACGTGGTAAAAGCGCAGATTTAATTATAGTAGAAGAAGCTGGTTCATTCCCTAATTTACTAGATGCAATACCTATTATAAGAAAATCAGTACAGGAAGGTATATTAAAGAAAGGTACAATATTAGCATTTGGTACAGGTGGTGATGAAGGGCCAGGTTTTGCAGCAATGGAAACTGTATTCTACAAACCTGATGCATACGGATTTCAAGATGTAAAGAATATATGGGAAGAAGCTAAAGTTACCCAACCTTGTTGTTTCTTCTTCCCTGCTTACAAAAACTACTTGGGTTTTATAGATGAGAATGGTAACTCTTTAGAGAAAGAAGCAAAAGATTATATACTACAGCAAAGGCTAGATAAAAAGAAATTAGGTGTGGATAATAAGACGCTGTTAAAAATGGCAGCGGAAGATCCAATTACACCTGAAGAAGCAATGCTTCGTACAAAGGGTACTTACTTTCCGATAACTGAAGCAAAGAAAAGATTATCAGAACTATACACAGACAAAGAGTTATCAAAGCACAATGTTGGTAGATTAGAGTATAATGAAGATAAAGTAATTAAATGGGTTGATGTACAGGATGCACAACCTCAAAGAGAATGGCCTATATTAGACCCAACCATAAATTACATAGAAGTATTTGAACTGCCTCAACAAGATAAAAACACACTTGTAGTACCTCGTAACAGATACATAGGAGGTATTGACCCGTACAATCAAGACCAGACAACAAACTCTGAATCAGTTGGTTGTATGTTTATAATGGACTTATGGACTGACAGGATTGTATGTGAGTATACAGCTCGTCCTGAAAGAGCAGAAGATTTCTATGAAACTTGTAGACGTATTTTAGTTTGGTACAATGCAACAGCAATGTATGAAGCTTCTGTAACCCTGATGTATAAATTCTTTGAGAGAAAACAACAATTGTATTTATTGGCAGATACTCCTTCTTACTTAAGAGATAGAAATACTTGGAGAGAAGGGTTAGATACTTCAAAAGGTATAAAGCCAACTGAAGATGTAAACAAAAGAGGAAGAGAATCACAAAAAACCTGGATGCTATCCGACTTAGATGTAACTACAGGTTCCAAAAAAATAGATACCATAAGATCTGTAGGTTACTTAAAAGAAGTTATAAACTGGAATAAGGATGGTAACTTTGATAGAGTATCTGCAATGAACATGCTATTCTTGTATAGAGAAGACCTTACAGATGATGTTGCAGAAGAAAGGAAAAAACCTAAGTCAAATAAATTCGGTAACTTTTTTACCAAATTTAAAGTACAAAGGAAGTTAACAGACATTTTCGATAAAGAAGATTTTGAAACATTTGAGAAATACAGATAAATGTTAGGACAAGTAAAATTACTCCCAGACCAAATGGTGTCTGATGAAAAGAAAGCTACCAAAGAATGGCAGAAGAATAATTTAGATGCTTTTGAAAACATTATTATGTTTGAGAATCGTCAATTACGACCTACCTTATATAATAAGTTTAACAACTATAATCTAAAGAGAGGGGTAATAAACCAAGCAGATTTTGAGAAAATACTAGACCCACAGGGACTAGGATTAAATTCTTTCCCTGCAAGATTAGAACATATGGGTTTTGGTAATGCCAAAATAGACCTACTTGTAGGGGAACATATGAACCGTAGGTTTGATTGGAGAGTAACACTTTCTAATAATGATGCTGAAGGTATTTCAGGAAAAGAACAAAGAATGATGGGTAGGGTAAAGCAAGAACTTGTAGATATGTTACAAGGGAACCTACCTGAAGAAGAAGCACAAGCAAGACTACAAAGGCTTTCTGATTACATGAACTATGAATGGCAAGATGTAGCAGAATCAGGAGCTCAAAAGATATTAAAGTATTATTACAAACAACAGGATTTAGATACAATATTTAACAGGGCATTTGAAGATGCTCTGATTGCAGGTGAACAAATAGTATTTACAGAAGCACTAGGTAAAGAACTCTTTATAAGAAAAGGAGACCCAACAAAAATCTTTACCATTATGTCTGCTGAATCAATAGATGAATCAGGACTTGAGGCACTAGTAGAGGTAAGCTACCAAACAGTATCAAATGTACTAGACAATTTCCATCCTTACTTAGATACAGAAGCCATAGCTAAACTACAAGCCTTTAAAGGTATCTCACCTTTTGGTGGTACATCTGGTTGGACTTACCCTACTTATGGGCCTGTAGGTGAACTTGCAGTACCTGATAATTCTATTACAGCTTCAGGTATATTTCCTGTATCTGAATTAGAAAGAACACTATTTGCAACAAACATAGATGTGAATGGTAATATGCGTGTTGTGCATTGCTTGTGGAAATCAAAAAGAAAAGTAAAACTACTTAAGTCTTTCAACGAAGAAACAGGACTGGAAGAAGAAAAATATGTACATCAAAAGTACAAAGCTAACAAACTTTTGGGAGAAGAAGTAGTAAAAGAAATGTGGGTAAATGAATGGTGGAGAGGTTTTAAGATTGGGTATGATATATACGTAAAGATAGAACCTGTACCATTCCTTTCTACATCACTAGACAATATCTCACGTCAAGAACCACCTGTTACTATACAGATATATAATACAAATACTTCAAAGGCACAATCCTTAATGGATATTTGTAAACCCTTTGATTATATGTTAGATGTACTTTACTTTAAAAAGAAACATTTAACATCACTTATGTTACCTGACGTGTTGGTATTTCCTACTTCAATGATGCCTGATAACATGAATCTTGAAGAGTTCATCAATTATATACAGACTACTGCAATCATGCCTTTAGATCCTACTGCTGAAATAGACAATGGAGCATTGGCAGGTAAAGCAGCAGGACAAATAAACAATACAGTAGGAGCACAAATAGTATCAGCAGCTCAAAATGGCCCACTATCAGTAATAGGTTCACTTATAGATACTACTTTACAAAGTATGGATCAGGTAACTGGCATTACACAACAAAGACAAGGCGCTATACAAAATAGAGAATTAGTAGGTAACGTAGAAAGGTCTGTAACACAATCTTCTCATATAACAGAGAAATGGTTTAGGCTGAATGATAAATTTAAACTAAGGACGTTACGTAAAGTAATGAATATTTCTATTCAGCAATTCAAGGAGAACCCAAAGAAATTCCAATACATATTAGACGACCTTACAACATTAGTCTTATCAGATGAAGAACTTACAGCAATACAAGCTTCTGAATTTGACTTGCATGTAACCAACTCTACTAATGATGCACTAATAATGCAGAAGATAGAAGGCTTATTCCAAGTTGCAATGCAAAATGGTACAGCTACTCTTTCTGATGTACTTGAAATCTACCAAAATGAATCTATTGCTAATGCAACTGCCAAACTTAAACTACGTGAAAAACAAAGACAAGAGAAAGCAGCTGAAGCAGAGAAACAACAAATAGAAATCAAAAAACAACTTGATTTAGCTGCACAAGAAATAGAAGATAGAAAAGTAAGGTTAGAAGCTGCACGTCTAGAACTAGAAAGATATAAGATAGATACAGACAGAGAAACTAAACTGGAAGTAGCTCAACTACAAGCTCAATCATTTGACCCTGAAAAGGATTATAATAATAACAATGAGCCTGACTATTTAGAAATGAGAAAACTAGATTTAGAACAACAGAAGATAGAATTACAACGTCAATCTGAATCTATAAGAGTTTCACTAGAACAACTAAAAGAGAAGAATAAGAAAGAGATAGCTCAACAAAAGCTAGAAGTAGATAAAATAAAAGCAAGAAAAGGTGGAAGTAAGTAAATTTATTGGAAGATTATTCCATGCACGTGATACAGCACATCTATATCATTTATCATTAGAAGGCCCAGGAGCATATGCAGCACATGTAGCAGCAGAAGCCTTTTATGATAAACTATTAGATTTTACTGATACTCTAATAGAATCACATCAAGGTAAGTACGGGCTATTATCTTTAACTATACAAGCTTCCTATACAGAAGTAAGTAAAGATTTTATCTCTTATCTTAAAGCACTATTGACTTATATTGAAACAGAATGTCCCTTTACAGACTCTGATGAACTCAATATTATAGACGAAATAAAGACTCTTACTAAACAAACCTTATATAAATTAACGTACTTGAAGTAGGTTTTATATACAAGTTATATATAATTGCTATATATGCCTATAATTTTAATTTTAATTAATGCAACAAATAGTTAATATTTGTGCGTTTAAAACACATATTTTATGGAAATAGAAAATTTAGAAGTTATTCCTTTTGACCAGATTGGTAAAGAACCAGAAGTAAAAAAGGAAAAAACAGCAGCAGAAGAAGAACCAAAGAAAACTGAAGTAACATCAGACGATGGTCTTATTGCTTTTGATGACTTAATGAAGCCATCAGATGAACCTGTGGAAGGTAAAGAAGCTCCAAAGAAAGTAGAAGAAAATACTAATGTACTTTCTAAAACCCTTAAAGCTCTTTACGAGAAAGAAGGACTAGAGTTTAATGAAGAAGAGTTTGATGGTACTATAGAAAGTTATCTTTCTCTGCAAGAAGATTTATCTGACAGAAAAGCACAAGTAAAACTAGACTCTCATATACAGAACAACCTTAACCCTCTTAATAAGAAGTTCATTGAGTTAGTTGATAGTGGTGTACCAGTTGAAGATGCAGCAGATTTAATGAAATCTCTAAAGACTATCTCACAAATTAACAAAGATGATATTGCTTCAGATTTAGAGTTAGCTGAAAAGATACAAAAAGAATACTTGCGTAATACAACTAACTTTTCTCCTGATAAAATAGACAGGGAAATTAAGAAGTCTAAAGAGGCAGGTGTATTAATGGAAGAAGCTGAATCTAACTATGATGAGTTAGTTGAAGTAGTAAATAATTACGAAGCACAGCTAAAACAAGAAGTAGCTAAACAAAGCCAATACCAACAAGCTCAAGCACAAAGGCAACTACAAGACTTACAAGACTTTATTGAAAGTACTGAAGAAATTGGTGGAATAAAGTTATCTAAGAAACTTAAAGAATCTTGGACTAAGGAATACCAAACAGTTGAAGCTAATGGTCAGAAAGTAAATCCAATATTTGCTACCCGCCAAAAAGATGAAGCTAAGTTTGATGCTCTTTTACGTTTCTATCATACCATTGGTTTATTTAAATATGACACTCGCAAAAAGGATTTTATTCCTGATTTAAGTGTTCTTAAAAATGTAGGTAAAGCTGATGTAATAAAAGAACTAGAAGCAGCTATAACTAATAACAACCAGAAAAGCATAAACAAATCATTTGGTACTACCTCTACAGATACTATGGAACAGGTAATAAATGATGGTTATGCCAAACTAGCAGAAGCAGTAAAAAACAAAAAAATAAAATAACAACTAAAAAACAAATAATTTAAAATGATTGAAAATTTTGGAACCCTCTCAAAACTAGGCCCTAAAAGTTACATTGGGCCTTTGAAAGTACCTCACTTGGGTGAACTAGGTGAGAAATTTGGCTACGATGTAGAAAAAATGGTCTATCGCAGATTGTTTCAATATCTACCTGCTGATGATTATATCGCATTTATGCGTGAATTTCCAGTACATGCCTTAGACACTAGCAATGATTATTTCTTCTGGCGTCTTGGCGGTACTAATCAAAAGGTAGTAACTCTACTTGACTGGTCTGACTTAGCAGGTGCTAAACCTTCTAAAGTAGGTCAAAATAACGCTCAATGGTATATGTACTTTGCTGAGCCTCTATTTAAGGTTGGTGATGTAGTTCTTGGTGATACACCTCTTGACTACAATATCATGGTTAAAGATTTTACAGAGGTTTCTAAAGACAAATATGAGTACCGTGTAGAACTTATTAATCAAGGTTCTCCTCTAATGTCTGTACCTGATTCAGAATTAACTGTAGGTTCAAACTGGTCTAAAGGCTGGCAATTGTCTCCTAACGAGCGTTCTTACCAAGGTACTGATTTTTATATGAATACCTTTGTTGAGCTTAAAGCCCCTACTTCATTGCACCGTATGCAATACAAAGTAGATGGTAACATGATTGAGCAAAACAAACCAATGCCTTTTGGTATGGTATTTAAAGATGATGCAGGTGCTAAAATCTCTGTAGGTGCTTATGTAAACTACTTTGATGCTCTTGCTATCCATCAGTTTGAAATGCAAGCTGCCCGTGCTTTCATTCTTTCTCAAAAGAACTATGATAGCTCTGATATGGTTTATAACATTGACGAGAAAAACAAATGTGTTATTAAATCATTCCCAGGTTTCTTCAAACAAATTGCTGCAACAAACACTATTCCTCAAAACTCTATTAACTTAGACCAAATAGTTGACATTGCACAAGACTTGAACTTGGCTTACAAATATGATGAGCAACTTTACCTAGTAATTGAAACAGGTTACTATGGTTACCAAGAAGCTTCTAAATGGCTAGAAAACCGTTCAACTACTTACACTCCTAACTGGACTTTACATCGCATTCAAGAGAATGGTGATATGGGTGGTCAAGGTTTAACTTACCAAGGTGTATTCACTCGTTTCCGTTCTTACAATGGTGTAAACATTGAAATACGTTTCCGTAAGTTCTTTGATGATCCTGAATTGTGGAAACAAAAAGATCCTTCAGGCTTAGGTCTAGTATCTTCTCGCCACATGTTAATCCGTTCAGGTGTTAAAGCTGATGGTCAATTCCTAGGTGATAGTGGTATTAAACGTCTATCTGTGAAAGCTTACGAAGATGGTATCTTCCGTTACATTCCAGGTATGCGTAACCCATTCTCTCCAGGTGGTACAGGTTGGGCAGGTAAATCTTCTACAGTATCTCCTGAAGATGCTTATGAAGTACATGGTATGATGTATAATGGTTGCGTTATCGAAGACCCAACTAAAATACTATTCTTGCCACGTAACGTAGCTTAAATTTAATTAAACATTTTGGGGCTAGTATAAATTTCGTATATTAGCCCCAAAATTATTTTTATGGAAAAAGAAACAAAAACAAAATCAGCTCCTGCTGATAAAACAGAAGGCATGTCATTTGAACAGATTGTTGCAAATGGTCTTCACCCGTATCTTAAGCCTAAGAAGCTTAAAATTAAAGCTATCAATTCCTTGAAGTTTGAAGGTCAGACTATTTCTGAACTACCTCAAGGTTTTATGATGGACAATCAAACGTATAAACTTGATTTACCTATTGATGGTAAAACAGGTCAATTAGTAAAAGTATTTGATACTACTACTAAGCAATTTGTACCTGAATACAATCAGGAAATGACTGAACTAGAGTTCTTTTCAAAAGAAAAGAATATGGATTTAGCTACAAATGCAAAGAACAATAACTTTTGGAAAGCTTATACAGACCCTGTTACTCGTGATTCACAAAGGGCTTTTACTCTAGACATTCCTAAGAATGGTATAGAACTAGACCTAACACGTGTAGAAGATTGTCTTAAAGCTAAGATTGCTTATGCAAACAGAAAGTATATTGCACCAAATTGGGAAGACAGGTTTGATCGTCCTACTTATAAGTTTGCCATAGTTGATGAAAATCGTCAATTTGACAACAAGAAAGAATTGCTTGATAAACGTACTAAAGCAATACAGTTATACGCAACAGAATATGTAGGTCAAGAAAATAAACTACGTAATTTTATTGTTGTACATAACCCGCTTAAGAAACTTAACAAAGCAACCTCTTTAGCTACACTAGAAACTTATGTAGGAGAACTGGCAACAGAAAAACCTGATGAGTTCTTTAATGTACATAAAGATCCTTTCTTCTTACTAAAGACTAAGATTTATAAAGCTATTGAAGTTGGTTACATTCTTTATGCAACTAAAACTACCTACAAAACAGTTAATGATGAACCACTAGGTACTATCATGGACATTATAGGTAAATGCAAAGAAGATGTAAACTTCCTTAATAGAATTGAAAAAGAAATACAAGATAAGTAGAGCATGACAGCAAACGAGTGGAGAGATATTTTTGTAGTTGAATACGAAAAGATAACATCTAATGGAGCACCAGACATTGAGGATGCACAGTTATCCATTCTCTTCACCAACGCTCAGTTGCACTTTGTTCAAACTCGTATAAGCACACTCAATCTAAAGAAAGAAGGCTTAGAGGAAACAGAGGTAAGAATGCAGGGGTTATCAGGGTTAATAACTGATTCTGATGACCCCTTTAATTCTATAGGCACTACAACAGTATCTTCAGAACAACAAGGTGTATTTTCTAATTACAATCTGCAAGGAACATTCTGGGATTTACCTCAGAACTTTATGTATGCCATATATGAAGATGTAACTATTGATAAAATAGATTGCTCAACAAATGACTATGGAATACTTACAGTAGATGTAGTAAGGCATGATGAGATAAAAAGAAACTCTGTAAATCCTTTTAAAAGACCTTATTGGAATGGTAATGAAGGTACAGCATGGAGAGTAGCCTATCAAAGGAATAACTCTGCATATGGAGCTTCTACTACTACCAACCCAACTTACAATCCATTAGTAACAGATGGTTATTCATTCCTTGTAGGACAAACTCCAAAGAGGCATGAACTAATAACTAATGGACAATTTACTATTACTGATTACAAACTTAGGTTTCTTAAGATACCTAAACAAATAGTTGTAGATATTACCAATCCTACACTACAAAGAAATTGTGAGCTAGATTACTCTACTCACTTGGCAATAATTGGTATTGCAGTTGATATGGCTAAAGAAGCCTTGAATCAACCAAATACACAAATTATTCCAAATATGCAACAAGTTGAATAATTTTAAGTATAAAGGCTAAAACAAAACAAACAATGAGCGTAACAATTACAGCCCAAGAAATAACAAGAGCAAATAACCCACAACCACTAGGTCAAACAGAATCTGGTATTGTGCGTGCAAATGTTTACAATGATGTAGTAACAGATTTAGGTAATCTAGCTACAGCAGTAAATGATATATCAACCACAACAGGAACTGTAAAAGCTGATATAGTATCAGAATACACAGCAGGTTCAGGAGTAACTGTAGATTCAGTATTACTTAAAGATGGTTATGTATCTCCAACTAAAGCAGCTTACACACAAGGAACTAGCAAAACTACAGCAGTGCCTATTACTACACGTACAGGTACAATAACTACATTTGCTCTTACAGATGCAGCTAATGCTTCTTTCTCTTTTGATGTAACTCTAACAGGGCTAGCAGCTACTAACGTACCTTTACTTACTGTAGACCAAAATTCTTCTACAGGTTTTGCAGTAGCTTCAGCTAAAGCAGATACAAACAAAATTACTGTTACAGTAAAGAACGTAGATGCAAGTGCAGCTTTAAACGCAGCAATTAAAATTCATTATACAATACTATAACAATCTAAAAAAATAAAAAATGAAAACTTTTTCAAGAACAATTGAATTAACAGAAGCCCAGATAGAAGGGCTAAACACAGGTTCTCCTGTACCTTTGACTTTACTAAGTGCTCCTGCAACAGGTAAAGCATTTGTAGTAACAGGCGCTCAACTTTGGAAAACAGCAGGTAATGCTGCAACAGTAGGTACAGGTGAAATTATCATATCTTATGGTAGTGACACTAATGGTGTACTGCAATTCTCTAACGTAGATGCTTCTACAGGTGCTCTAGGTAACAATGCTCAAGACCGTATTCAAATAGCTTCTCATTTAAGTAATGCTGTAGCTGCAAATGGTGCAACAGTATCTATTTCAGCTAATGCAGCTATTGCTTGTGCAACAGGTACTACAGCTAAAATTAAACTAGACTGCCAACTAATTGACTTATAATTAAAAATATAAAAATATAAAAAAATGAAATCACAAAGTGTAATTAAAGACCAATTCAGGCTAATTGTAGCAAAAGACATTGCTCGTACAGCAACAGTTGGTGCATTAGCCTCTCCAACATCAGTAGCTGATGGTGAAGTAGTAGTAACAGATGCAGGTAATGTAATCTTAAGTTCTGGTACAGTAGTAGGTGTTGATCGTATTAAAATTGTACAAGGTCGTGGAGCCTCTAAACCTCTATTTGAAACAGCTACATTTGCTTTTGCAGATGTTTATCAGTACAAAGGCCAAGCTTTTGAAGATGCTCAACAACAAGTAACCTATCTAGGTTATGATGCTGTAGCTAACGCAGGTTCAGTAGAAGTATTGAACAACAATGCTTATGCAATGACTATTACTTTCCAAGAAATTACTGTTCCTGGTTTGCAAGGTTCTTATGTTCCTGTATCAGTATGGTATCAATCAGATGCTACAGCTACTCAAGCTAAAGTAGTAAATGGTTTGTACAACAACCTTGTTAGGCAACTAGCTAACTTTAACCTTCCTGTAATTCTTGCAGAACGTGTTTCTAGTGTTAACCCAGCTACAACAGTAACCCCAACTGCAACTGTATCTCAAGGTTCTAAAACAGTAACTATGGTAGGCGGTACTACTGCTTTTGTAGCAGGAGATTACATTCGTTTTGGTGCGACTACAGCTGTTGCTTCCCCTGTATACAAAATAGTTTCTGAAACAGGCACTGGTGTTAATCTTGTACTAGACCAACCTTACCAAGCAGCTGATGCAACAGGTGTAACTGTATCTCAAATATCAGCAGCACAAATTGCAGCAGGTGATATGGGTATCAAACTAACAGGTATTGAACAACCATTTGTACTTGACTCACGTCCTGTAGATAAAGTTCAATTCAATGTAGGTATCTCTAACTCACAAGGTGCAGCTAGCTCTACTACTGTAAGTACTACAGCTATTGCAACTTATGGTCATGGTACTTATGCTCTTATTACTACTCAACAAGCTGATAGCTCTCGTAATGCAGGTGATTTCTATGGTTATGCAATATACCCATACGACAAGCCTCTTACTACTACAGTAACAGGACAAGATTACTCTACTTTAAACATTGGCACTCGTGTAGGTCGTGGTTTAAATGGTGAACTTACTCCTAACAACTTTGTAGCTAACATTGAGATTGCTTGTGCTTTGGATGGTAACGTAGCTAATACTTTTGATACTAACATAGAAGGTCCTTCAGGTGTTGCTGATGTACTTGATGCTTTTATTGCTGGCCCAACTAACTCACCATTTACCCCTCAAATAGGTAACCTATAATATGGCATATACTCCAAGCCTGAGTATATGTGAAAAGAATCACTGCTCAGACATACTTCTGACTGATTCAAGAGGTTTGTATGATTCTACCCTCAATCCAGATGGATGGAATGGGGGTAGTAATCCTACCAACTCAACTATTACTTCTGCTACAGTAAGTGTATTATTACCTAATACAACTACTGCTGTAGATTTAGATGTAACTGCTTCAGTTACTTCTGCAACTATATTAAACTATCAAAGTATATTTAATTTAGGCACATACAGTGCTACTGACTTAGGTACTACAGGTAAACTACCTGATGGTATTTATACTTTTACTTATACTATAGTAGATGGTAGTGATACATACACTTCATCTTATAAAACGTATTTATTTTGTCAAACACGTTGTTGTGTAGACAAATTGTTAGCAGAAATTCCTAATAGAATGACTGACCTAACATTTATTAATAATGTAGAAATGGCTAATGCCTTTTTACTATCTGCTTCTAAATCTGCCTTCTCTTGTGGAAAGTTTACAGAAACTCAAAAACTTGTGGAACAAGCTAAAAAGATTTGTAATTTTTATAATAAAACTTGTTGTTAATATGTGTTCAGGAAATTGCAATTGTTCGTGTGACCAAGTAACTATACCTTCCATAGCAGGTGCTAATGGTGTAAATGGATTAAATGCCTTTACTGAAACTACAGCACAGTTTACAATGCCTAATGTGGGCTCTAATGTAACTATTACTGTTAGCAATGTTTCTCCATTAACAGGCTTATGGGCAGTTCCTGGGCAAATAATTTTTGTTAAAAATGCAGGATACTTTGAAGTAGTATCAAATACAGCTACTACTATAACTATAACTAATCTTGGTTATACAGGTAATACAGCCCCAGGAACTCTTCTTATTACAGGATTACCAGTATCTCCAGCAGGATTAGCTTCACAAGGAGGAATGCTGCAATTTAACTACTTTAATGCTACAGCAGGAACAGGCTCTTTTCAATTATTTAATGGTAGCTCTCAGAATATAGCATATACAGATTATGTTTTATCCCAAAATGGAGATACAATAGAAATAGATGCTTTTATTTTTACCAATGCAGGAGGAAAAAGTAGTAACACTTCTTTTAGGTTTAGACTTGATGGTGTAGCTTTACTTACTACTCCAATAAGTATTATTTACCCAGAACTTACTAGAGAAACATTTAAAATAAGAATAACAAGAGTTAGTAGTACAACTTTAATCTTTGAAGCAAAGCAATATCACGCACCTACTCCAACTACTACAGTATACGATTGGTCTTCAATAGGTACAATATCTGTAGCAGATTTAGATAGCCCAGGTAACTATCCTTTAACAGTAGATTTTCAAGTAAATGCAGATTTAGCACATACGTTAGGTTGGCAATCAATAACTTCAATTAAGAAATAATGGCAGAGACACTAAACGCTCAATATATACAAATAAGTTTATCTGGAACAACAGAGTCTTTAGACCCTACTGATTTGTACAACTATTATATATTGTATAATACTGGTACATTATCAGGGAATTATATACTACAAGCCACAAGTACTCCAACTAGTGACGTAAGGTTTTCTATTTCTAAATTAGGAAGCATAGACTTAAATGGTTTTACTTTTACAGTATTTGGTAATACATTAACGCAAGCTCAAGCTAGCTCAGATTTACTTATTGAAGTTATATATGATACTCAAAGTAATACTTGGCAAACTAACTTACAAGTTAATAATTTAGGTGTTCCTTCAATATATGAAGGGGTAGAAAGTACAGCTGTACCTACATCAGGTAGTACAGTTTTGTCTCCTGACATAAATAAGAAATGGCAAGAATTTACAGGTTCTCAAACACTTGTAGGTAATTATACTATTACAGGTACAGGTATTTCAAATGGAGATGAGTTTTGGATTATATGGAACTCTACATTAGATCTTAATGGTAATACCTTATCTATATTTGGGCTTACTATACCTGAAGGAGATGCTATAGGTGGAAACTTTATAGTAGTAGCTAAATATGATGGCTCTGCTTGGGTTGCTAAGTTTATAGATGGGCATTATGCTATATGGGAAGAAGGCGCAGGAACTAACTCTGTAAAAAGAATTGGTTCTAGTTCTACAGCAGCAGGAAATAATTCTTTAAACCTAAGCTCTCAATCAGGTTCTACTACAGCAGGAGATGGTGCTATAAATATTGGTCACCAAGGTACTGCAAGCGGTATTAATGCTTTGACACAAGGTTTTGATACATCAGCTTCAGGAAGCCATTCAAGTGCTTTTGGTAATTTATCAGACGCAAGTGGTGTATGTTCTGTAGCTAGAGGGTATAATACAGTAGCTCAGGGTGATTACTCTGAAGCAAGTAACCACCAGTCTACTTCTGTAGAAGACTACTCTATAGCAAAAGGGTTTATGTCAAAAGCTAAATGGTTAGGTTCAGAAACTATGTCAGCAGGTAATAATGCTAATAACATAAATAAACCTAATCAAAAAGTACATGCTTTTTTAAGAAAAATTACTACTAATGCAACTTTAACAGAATTATTTATTGATGGTAGTGCTTTACAAGTAGGACTTACTGCAAATTCTGTAATGCATGTTACAGGTAAAGTTACAGGTATTCAAACAGCAGGTTCAGCAGGTTCTGTAGGAGATACAAAATCTTGGGAATTTAGCTGTATACTAACAAACATTTCTGGGTTTACTGGTTTAAAAGCACTTGATGGAGAAGGTTCAGGAGTTATATATAAAGGAGCTTTAAGAAACATTCCAAACGTACATTTATCAGGTACAGCAACTGCTGGAGCAGGTTCTACTATAACTTTAGATGGTGCAGCTCCTGCTGTTGATGGTTGGTTTAATAACGCTTATATAATTATAGTAAGTGGTACAGGAGCAGGGCAAAGAGCTTTAATAAAAGGATTTGTAGGTTCTACATTAGTAGCTACTATAGATGGAACTTGGTCTGTAAATCCAGATGCTACTTCAGGTTATATAATTGAATCAGGATTAGGAGTAACTACAAATACTGATAATTGGGTAGTTTTTCCAGATGCAGATAGTGGAAACAATGCGTTTAAACTAGAAGTACAAGGAGAAGCCAATAAAACAATATCTTGGCATGCAGTTTTAGAAATAAATGAAATCTGTTATTAATGACCACTACTTGTAAAAATATACATATCAATGACATACAGTGTAAGTTTGCTGATTTAGCATACAAACAATCACAGGCATTGTCTATTGGTAGAACATGTTTAGAGAGGGTTACAGCAATGAGAATAGTTGCTAGTTATCTTCCTTTACTTTATTGTTACAAGACATTTAACGCTACAGTTACATACGCATATAACTTTATTTTTACAAAGAACAATGATGATGCAGTAACTATAGATATTACTATAGGTACAGAAACATTTTCATATAGTGGTACAGGTCAAAGATTTGAAATAACAAATTACTTTTTACAAGATATACTAGCAAATACTACTTATGCGTTTGAAGGATTTACCCATCAAGGAGCATTGTATATTTATAGTTACGATACTTCTCTTGGTTTTGGTACTACTACAACTGTAACAGAATCTGAAGATATTACTGTAACTACAAATATGGAAGATTCGTATGAACATATATTAGATATATGGAATTGCATAACGCAAGAACAAGTATGTGCAATTATTAATCACGCTAAAAAACTAACAGGAGAATGCAATTGCAGCTAGGAGGTAACTCACAAGGATTAGTATCACTAATCACATTACTAGGTAAACAACTAGTACCAACATTATATAAATCTTTAGCAGTAACAGGAACAGCAAAAAGCTTACCTGATATACCTGAAGGAGCTGTAGCAGCTCATATTACTGTAGAAACAGGTGTAACTCTTAGATACACTTTAGATGGAACTACAGCAACTACAACTGTAGGACATTTATTAGCTAATGCCCAAATACTAGAAATAGTAGGTTCAGTAGCAATCTCTAAGTTTTCAATAATTGAAGTTACAGGTGGTACAAGTTCAATCAAAATAACTTATTACGTATAATGGGAGCAAAGTCAGGCATTAAATGGAATGGGGTAACCCAAGCACAAACCCAAAATACTATAGAAACTATAGGGTCAGATGTACAGATAATTCTAAGAGATCCAAGAACTGAACAAGAATGGGTTACTAGTTCTACAGATTATATTAATGCTCTTGTATCTTTAGGTGTAATACCTTCAAGTGCTGGTTCTTGGCTAACAAAAGGCAATAAGGGTACTGACTATACTAATGACTTTATTGGTACAGAAGATGATGAGCCTCTTACCTTTAGAACTAATAATGTTGCAAGATTAGGGTTTGATGAAAATGGTGGGGCTTTAAGTACAACTGATGTTTTAAATCCATCAGGAAGTTATAGCATTCTTCAATGGAGTACAGATGCTATAAATCAAAAAATATATGTATCTGATGTACTTGTAACAAGTGTTAAAGTAACTACAGGAGATGTAACTATATTAACAGAAGATGTAGGAGCAGGTGTTTATAATGAAACAATAGTAAGTTTAGCTGAAATACTATTATCAGCATCAGGAACAGGAATATCAGATATTCATGTTTATCCAAATGGAGAAATAGGTATAGCTTCTACGGCAAATACAACAATCAATGCAATAACAGCTACTGGAGGTGTAAGTGGTAATGTAGGTATAGGTACAACTACACCAGCTTCATTATTAACAGTAGATGATGGAGATATTGAAGTAGCAAACAAAAATAATGGCTTAATATTATATAGTCAAGATGGTACTAAATACAGAATTACAGCAGCTGATGGAGGTACACTAACAGTAACAGCAATCTAACCAAAAATAATTGATGTAATGAAACATTTGTTTGACGAAATAAGTATATATATTCACGAAAACTTTGAAAGACTCTGTGGTGCTACAGTAGGAATAGGTGCAGGAGTTAAACATGTTGTTACCCAAGAACAAGAAATTAACCTAGAAACAATTTTACAGAAAGTGCTACTTGTCGCTCTATATGCTATTGTTGGTGGAATATTCGGTGGAATAGGTAAATGGGCTATTGATGAGTTTAAAGCTTATATTAAAAAATACAAAAATGAGCAGAAAAGAAAAAGCTAGTTGGTGGTTAGTAGAACAAGTAATGAAAGCCAAAGAAATTGTAAGACAGTTTCCTGAAATATTTGGATTACCTTTAGTTTTAGTAAGTTTTTATTACAGCCCTCATTTACTGTATATGGTAGATCCAACAGCAGCTAGTTGGGATTGGGGAGTAGTACAAACAGTAGTACTTGTAGCAATTATAGGATTAACATTAAACTGTTTAGCGTATATTGGTTTTAAATTAAACCACCCTAATTTATATAAAACATTTTTAGAATTAGATTATACTAAATTACCTGTATGGCAAATTACCTTATTATCCTTCTTTGTGGTCTCCAAATACATTCTAATGTTCTTGCTAATAACCTTAGCTCTTTTAACTTAGATTCTAATAAAGTTGTAATACCTAAAGTAGAACCTATAGTTGTTAAAAAGAATGTTTATGAAGTATTAGATAGTTTATTTACTACTCAATTAAACATCAGGGAATTAACTGGAAAAAATGATGGGCCTCAAGTTGAGGCTTTTCTTCGTTCTGTAAACAGAGTAAAAGGAGATGCTTGGTGTGCTGCTTATACTTCTTATAACCTACAATACTTAGCTAAAAGAGGTTATAAAGTAGATTACATAGTATCAGGTTGGTCACCTTCTTGGGCTAATAATAAGTTTGTAATATGGAAAAAAGGAAAACCTTTGGTTCCTTTTACTATGGGAGATGTATTTAGTATATACTTTGCAAACCAAAAAAGAGCTGCACACGTAGGTTTTATATATGAAGATAAAGGCAATACTGTAATTACACAAGAAGGTAATACTTCTGATGATAATTATGGGCAAGCAACAAGAGAAGGTAATAAAGTAGCAAGAAAAAGAAGGCTTAAATCACAGTTATATACTGTAGCTAGATTCATGTAATGGAAACCCAATTTGACAATTATAGCTTTTTAATAGTACAAGCACCTGCAAGTTTATATAAAGATAAGCTTGTATTTATTGTCAATGGATCTACAAAAGGTCAGGGAAGAACTTACCCTTTTAAACCAGCAGGATTTTATTACTCAGATGGTTCTACTTGGACTTTTAAAGGAGCTACTAGTACAGGAGGAACAGGAACAGTTACATCAGTAGATATAACTACTAATGCTCCCGCAATAACTATTACAGGTAACCCTATAACTACAGCAGGAACTATAGATTTAGGCTTTAATGGGGCTATTACAGATTATATAGATGGTACAGGAGATTTACAAGTATTTCCAACCATTCCAAGCGGAACGGTAACAAACGTAGCAGCTTTAACTTTAGGCACAACGGGTACAGATTTAAGTTCTACGGTAGCCAATCCAACCACAACGCCTGTAATAACCCTAAATGTACCAAATGCAAGTGCAACAAATAGGGGTGTATTAACCTCTACTCAATACAGCGCACTATCTACCAAATCTTTTGGTATAGTAATTGACGGGGGTGGTACACCAATTACCACAGGTATTGCAGGTGATGTAGTTATACCCTTTGCTATGACTATTACTTCTTGGACTTTAATAGCTGACCAGGTAGGTAGTATAGTAATTGATTTATGGAAAGATACCTACGCTAACTACCCACCAACAGTAGCTGATACAATTACAGGCAGCGAAAAACCAACATTATCGTCTGTTATTAAAAACCAAGATCTAACCCTTACAACGTGGACTACAGCTGTTGCTGCGGGTGATATTATCAGGTTTAATGTTGACAGCGCAAGTACGGTAACAAGGATAACACTTTCAATAGCGGGAGCGGTATGATAGTACGCCTTATAAACCCGTTATTCCAAAACGAAACTAAGCAATGGGACTACCTGATAACAAACAATCAGGGGGAAACAAGGGAACGCTTTCCATTTACCATTAATGATGGTGATGATGCTACAATAGAGGCTACTAATACCTTCAATGCGGTAAAAAACATAGATTGGACTTTAGACGAATTATTTATAGACGTACCAGATGGCAGTATATAAAAACATAGGTACAGGTAATTTTACAGCAGCTAATTGGGAAGTTGTGCAGGGGTATGAGAATACCGAAACATCTGTACAGCTTCTTACCACTACGGCAGTAGCAGCTCCAAACTACACAGCAGGGGTAGAAACAGTAGATGGCGTATTGGTTAAGTTTGGTCTTATTCAAGGCACAGCAGGACAGATAGCTGCAACTACTGTAACAGCTCAATTATTTAACGTAACTACCGCAACAGTAGTAGCAAGTACCACAATAAATGTATCTGATTTAGATACTGCACTAATAAACTTTCCCTCTCCTTTTGCGGGAGGCTCTTGGCACTATTTAAAGTTTTCTGCACCTATTTTATTGGTTGTGGGACAGAACTATGCTGTAAGGCTTTTGGTTAATTCAGGAGGCGCTTCAGTTTGGGCTTGGAGGGCTGCGGCTAATGCTTGGAATAGAGGCATAGTAACAACTACAACAGGAACACCCGCAGCTACGGATACCTTAATAGTTACTGGGGAATATACAGGGGCGGGAACAAGCAATTCATTTACTGTAACCAATAATAATACAGCCACCACAACCTTTGCTAACTTTTTTGTAGGGGCTAAGGGTACTTTTGCTTGGGGAACAACAGCCGCCACAAACTACTACCTTAAACTTGCAGGTAATTTAAATATAGGGGTGGCAGGATTAATGAGTATGGGTACATCAGGAACACCTATGCCTTCTACATCAAGTGCAATTTTGGAGTTTGTATGCGCCTCATCAGGGCAGTTTGGAATGATTGTCTATGGTACTTTACAAACCTACGGGGCTACCAAAACAGTATCAGCTAAACTAAATGCTAATGCTGCTGCTTTAGCAACCTCTCTGACAACAAACATTTCTACGAATTGGAAGAACGGGGATATTTTAGGGCTTGCAGGGACTACACAAACCAATACTCAAGCAGAGAAAATAACCTGTACGGCAGATGCAGTAACAACCACATTGACAGTAAGTGCTTTGGTTAATGCTCACGGAGGGGTAGCTCCTGTGGTAGCTGATATAGTAAACCTTCGTAGGAACGTAAGGATAATAGGAACTTCTACAACTAACGTAGCCTACATTAACTTTCCAAGCGGGATAAATACCACGTCTTATTTATACTACACAGAGATATATTTTTGTGGTAACACAACTATTGGAAAATCAGCCATAGGTATAGGGACAAGCGGCAGTATAGATGTAAGCTACTGCTCAATATATGATAACCCTAACGGGTATGGTTTTTTGCATAACGGAGCTACTATAGGGACAATTAATTTTGCAAATAACGTAACGTACAACAATTCAATAGGGATATGGCTTTCTTCAGCAGCTACAGGAACGTGGACTGTTAGCAACAACATTAGCATAAGGAGTTCTATAACATTAAATGATGTTGGTGGCACGTTTACCAATAATATAGTTACCAACGCAACATCAACAGGCATTACAATAAGTGAGCAGTTTGGGGAGATTGTTTCCTTTAGCGGATTGACTTATTATGGGGGAGGAAGTACGGGTATAAACGTAAACTGTGCAGGAACAATATCTAATCTTACTGTTTGGCGAACAGCATCAATAGGGCTAACAACCCCTGCTATTTTACAGTCGGGGCAAATGTTAATGTTTGATACCTTTACCCTATTTGGAAATGCTACAGTAAACCTATTACCAGCTGCATCTACTGGCCTTATCTTATTTAAAACAGGAACGGTTTTTGGTGGTACTACCCAAGTGGCACAATACGGTATATGGGCTGCTAATACCAACGACCATATCATTGTTCAAAGCACAGCCTTTTCAGGACATTCCATTGCTGATATTTATGGTGTTTCACAGGGCAGAGGGAATAATTTTATGTTCTTAAACAGCACATTTACTTCGGCTGTGGAGATTATCTCACAATCATCTTTAGACTTTTCTTTTGAGGGGTATGGGGTAACATCTGTAAACCACCAAAACGTAGCGGGAGTAAACAAGGCTTATACTAAAAACGGAACAGTACAAACTGATACGGTAATATTTAATACAGCAAGTCCATCAGTACGATTAACACCAACCTCTACCTCTTTTAAACTGTATGCCAAGCCCTTTAAAGTGGCAGTATCAAGTGGTCAAACTTGTACTGTATCAGTAGAAGTAAGAAAATCTACCTTAGCTGATGGTACGGCTTACAATGGTAACCAACCAAGACTAATGGTTAGGATTAACCCTATTGCGGGCATAGCCTCTAATACAGTCTTAGATACTATGGTTGTGGCTGCGGGTACTTGGGAAACACTAACAGGAACAACAGTAGCCGTAGCACAGGATTGTATATTGGAGTTTTATGTAGACTGTGATGGTACTTTTGGTTGGATAAATTTTGATGACTTCTCAACAACAACTAATGTAAATACAAAGGGTATGGGCTATTGGGATTTTGGACAGCCTTATACAACAGGAATTTTTAGTGCAATTTCTGGGCAAAAAAGTTATACATTTGTAGGGTAAAAAGCTTACTAAAATATGAAAGCAACAAAACAACAAGTAATCAATGCTCAGGTAGAGCCATTCTTAAAATTAAAAGACCCTAATTGGGGAGATATTTACAATGCTATAAACCAATTTATACATATAACAAATGAGCTTGAAAAACAAGGTAATATCACGTTTGGAGAAGTTGTGGAACAACCTAAAGACTTGGAGCGTAAAGAATAAAGTAATTGCAGTACTTTCAATAATAATAGTATTTTTACTACTAAGATTAGAGTATTGTAATAAACCTAAGATACAATACTTAGATAGGACTGTAGTAGACTCTATAATAAGAAAGTCTACAGTAGATACTGTATATGTAACAAACAGAGTTATTAAATATGTATCTGTACCTTACCCTGACCTAATTAAAGAATATAAAGATACTTGTTTGGATTTACAAGTAAACAGATATACTGTTCCTGTAGAAGATACCCTTATTACAGGTAAAATAATAGCAAGAGTAACAGGTACTTTAGACTCTCTTAAACTAGATTATACTTATAAGTATCCTGTAATAACTAAGACAGACTCTATAACTATATACAAAACAAGAACTGTATATAAACAACCCCTGTCTTTAACTGTGGGAGGAGCTATTGGTGGTAATAAGAATACTTTTGTAGCAGGAATAAATGCAGGTATAATTACTCCAAAAGGTATGGTGTATGAAGCACAATATGATTTTTCAGGAAAAAGTATTACCTTTGGTGTGAAAAAAGCATTTAAACTTCAAAAATAACCAAATGACTGTAGAACAAATTAAACAGGCTTTACTTGAAGATTCTTCTTTAAGAAAGCTTAATACAGAAAGACTTGCCAAAAAACTAGGAGCTACAATAGAAAATGTAATCCTAGCCAGGTCTAAGAAAACTCCTCTTCAAGAGAAGCTTGATTATTTAGAATTACCTATTAGTGCTGTAGACAAAGTAAAGTTTTGGGATCAGGGTGAAAACCAAAGATTCACTATATCAACTAAAAGAAGTTGGCATGAAACATTGGGTCTAACATCAATAGATGATGCACTAGAAAGCATTAAAACAGCATTTAAAGATAAGATTTCTCCAGTAAGAATAAAGGTAGAAGAAAAAGATAATAGAAAAGCTCTTTTCATTTATTTAGCTGATTTACACATAGGAGCCAAAACTTCTAATAACAGCTTGTTTCCTAACCATTATGATGCTAATGTATTTAAAGAAAGGTTACAACATACCTTAGTTACTATAAAACAGAATAAAGAGTTCTTTGGTGTATTTGATGCATTATACATAGTAAACTTAGGAGATGCTCTTGATGGTTATAATAAACAAACAACAAGAGGTGGACATGAATTACCTCAGAACTTAGATAACAATGAACAGCTAGATACATTCTTTGAAGCACATAAAGATTTATTTGATACTATAGTATCTATGAATGCAGCTAAAAGAATAGAATATGTTGCTTGTACTAACTGTAACCATAGTGGTTCATTTGGTTATGCAGCTAACAGATTATTAGACATCTACTTATCTCTTAAATACCCTGATATAAAGAGGACTATTGTAACTAGGTTTATAGACCACTTACAATATGGTCAACATACTTTTATGTTTACTCACGGTAAAGATGATAAGGATATGAAGTTTGGATTGCCTGCAATACTAAATGAAAAAACAGAAAATTATATTAATGCTTACATACACTACCATAAAATACAAACTCCTGCAATACATTTAGTAAAAGGAGATTTACACTTATCTGCTAAACAACCTGCAAAGATATTCCGTTACAAGAATGTTTTATCTTTATATGGTAGTAGCAAGTGGGTACAAACTAACTTTATGGTAAATAAGTGTGGTTATAACTACGAGATAGTAGATAAGTATAGTACAAGCATTTATGAGAACGAACATATATTTTAAATCATGCTAACATTAGAGAAGCTCCGTTTTGGGCTATTAGAATCCATAAATCAATACTCAGATGACTCTACCCTGACTTATAGGTTATTAGATCAGTATATAGAAGAATACAGAGTAAAATGGTTTGAACTTGAATTTAATAAATTCAATAAAGTAGTACCTAATGTGTACTATCAGACACTATCTTGTTTAGATATAGAAACAGTAGATATTGCAGAATGTTGTTCTACCATTGTAGGTTGTGATATACTTCGTACAAAAGAAGAAATTCCAGGAATAATTTCTTTAGCTGATGGAGAACTAATAGCTAAAGTAAGTCCTGTAGGTATATACAACATTCCTTTTCAACTTATAAAATACGAGAACCTTGAATATTTTGGTGAAGGTAGATATGAGAAAAATAGAATAGGGGCTTTCTACTATAATAACAGAATTTACTTATGGTGTAAAGACAAGTTTAATTACAGCTTAATAGAGAAGATTTCTATGAGAGCTGTATTTAGGTATCCTTCTGAAGCAGGTAAATTTAGTGATTGTTCTAATAAACCTTGTTGGGGCCCAGATACTGCATATCCTTTGGATGAAAGAATTTGGAACTATATGAAGAATGATATTTTAGCAAATGAGTTTAAAATTAAACTATCTTCACCACAAGACCTTAGCTTAAGTAATGCCAAAGTAGGCTCACCAATAACCCCAAATGAGAATACTCAATAAAGACCACTATAGTTATTACAAGCAAAAATCTAAATCTCCACTATCGTATGAAGAGTATAACAACTTTTTGTATGGTAATGGAGATTCTATGTATGATTGGAGAACTAAAGAAGTATGTAAAGAGTTTGGCTTAATGCAGGACATAATACATACCATAGTTCACTCTGCAAGTATGTTTCCTATGCCTTATGGGTTAGGTAATATATATGTAACAAAGAAGAAAAACAGAGTAATGGAATTTCCTAGTGGTAAAATCTTCAAGAAGAGAAGTGTAAACTGGAAAGAAACAAAACAGAAAGGTTCTTTAGTGTTTCATGACAATGTACATACAGATGAGTATATTTACAAGATAAAATGGGATACCTCTTACCATCATTACAGGAATAAAACTTTATATAAATTCAAACCTTCCAGAGGATTTCAACGTTACATAGCATTTATGAAAGAGAAAAATCCACAATTAGACTATTTAGAAGATGTATAATGGTAAATATGTAAGCTCATCATATATAATGAATGAGCTTTTCCGTGATTTTAAATCTTATGACTACCAACTACAAGTAGCTGATGTGGTACAATGGATTGGTGATGGCTTACGCAGGTTAAAACAACCAAGGTATTATGTAGATAAACTAACAGATGGTAACCTAGCTTTAGGACATTTACCTCTGATAGATATAGTTGATGGTAGAGGAGAATTACCTTATGACCTTATTTCTATAACTCAAACAGCAAGAGCTGAAGAAAGAAGAAGTCCTTTTAATCCTCCTTACGTTTTATCAGGTATAGCTTACTATGATATAGAAACAGGTACTGAATGTACTTTGGGAGATGGTTCAGACTTATGTAATCAGTTTACAAATTGTAACTGTCATATAGGTTCAGACCAAAGATGTCAAGGTTGTTGTAAAGATTCACCTTGTACTACACTAACCTTACATCCAATGCGTTGGGCTACACATACATTCTTTAAAGGTTACCATAATTGTGACTTAGATGTACGGGCTAATTCTGACCTTACTTATACAGTAAACAACAACTACATATTTACTTCTTTCAAAGAAGGTAAAGTATGTATGGCATACAGAGCTGTACCTTTAGATGAGAATGGATTACCTTTAGTACCTGATACACAATCAGTAATAGAATACCTTAAATGGTTCTGTGCTGAAAAGATTGCTTTTAACTTATTTCTAACTGATAAATACACAGAAACTAAATTAAGTTATTTCCAAGCTAACCATCAGTTATGGTTTAGAAAAGCACGTGCTGAAGCCAAAATACCTCAATCAATGGATGAATGGGAATCTTTAAAGAACTCTCGTGTTAAACTACTTCCAAGATTCTTTGAGCATAATTCATTCTTTGGTCACCTACAAACTCCTCAACAGATTTGGAACCAACCAAGAAGTGTTGCATTAAATAACCCTGTAAGTAGATTATTATAATGGGAGAATACGTTAGAAATACATTTGACAAAGGATTAAATAAAGACTTAAGTAAGGGTAAAACAGCAAACAATACATTACTAGAAAACTTAGGTTTTAACATAGTAACTGAACTTGGGTTATCTACCTTAGCTTTAGAAACTCCAAAAGGAAACAAGTATTCTTTTGAGATACCTGATACATTTGCTATTTATAAGATTACCATACGTAGATTGCCTACAGAAGCATCAGGATATAATTTAGATATTAACCAACAAGGTGTAGGAATAACTTTATCTACCGCAACTACAATAGATGAGTTATTCTCACAGATGCAATCTTTTGTACAAAATAGCTTTAAAATACAACTAGGCTTAGATTTTATCTATGTAATAGGAACTACACAAAATCCTATTATATCTTCTACTATGTTTAATAGTGGAGGCCCACTTACACTAGCTTTACATATATCAGCTCAAACTGATTTAGCTATTGTAGGTTGGAAACAAATAAGAGATTCAATAGGTATATTAACTACAAAGAAAACTAATGTAGCTCCTTTTACAGATAGTGATGGTAACATATCACAAATATGGAAACTAGACTATAATGAAGTTACAGATACAGTAGTTTCTCCTAATGGTACAGCACTAAATTGTGTAGACCATTTATACTATAATGACAGATTAAATTTATCTTTACAACATGAAATATATAGGGAAATTGAGGGAAGGTATGAAAATACACAAGCTCAAAGATTCTATTGGACGGACAATTATAATTACCCAAGGGCATTTAATTTTGCATTGGAGAACAGCTTTACAACTCCTCCTGGGTTACTAGATTGGAAAGCAGATGTAGCATTATCTGTACCTATATTAGATAGTATTATACCAAATACAGGTAATATTCCTGTAGGTAAAATAGGGTACTTTTACCAACTGCAATCTACTGATGGGGCATTATCCCCATATTCTGATATAAGTAACCTTATAATGCTTACAGACAGTACATATGCAGAAAGTTCACAACAATATAAAGGAGCTATATCAGGTACTAACAGTACTAAGTCAGTAAGGTTTTATATAAACAATATTGACCAAAGATACTCTATAATAAAAGTATGTTATGTAATATATCAAAATAACAACATACCAGAGTTTTATAAATTTAATGAGTTTAATATTACTTCAAAGAAGATGTTCTTTGTACATTCAGGTAATGAATCAGATACAGCACTATCTTTAGAAGAAGTAATAAATCCTAACATACAGTTTGATACTTGTAAATCAATAACTTACAAATACAACAGGCTGTATGCTGCAAACACTACTACAAAAAACTATGCATTAGATTTTGATGCGAGAGTTTACAGATACTCAGGTAAGGCTCCATACAATTTTACAGATGTAGCTCCTCAAGTAGCTAAAGTATGGTCACAAGATGGTAGGTATAAACTTATAAATACCAGCTATAAGATATACAATGTTAATGGTACAAACATTACACCTCAAGATATTTCTGATTCAGAAGACTTAGTAAATGCTTATAATGATGAATCAGGTACTGTATATGGACTATTCCCAACAGGTGATGTATCTGTTTGGGATAATATCTATCAGTTTAAGTTTCAAGCAGATGGATTAACTTTAGGAGGCTCAGGGCCAAATGTAAGTTATAAGTTTGTAAAAGAAGATATGTCTTGTGATTGGGTAGTAACAGGAAGTTTAGACCACACCGAAGGTACAAATGGTTCAGGCCCTGTATATTTACCACGTGGTACAGACTTTATTAATGTACCAGCAGGTAATAATACAAGTTCTGTAAACTTAGGTATAACAGGGCAAGATTATTTACAACAAGGTTTTGCTAACTTAAAATCAAGCTCACGTGAATCTATATACCTTACTTTACAAAGAGGTGAAACATATAGAGTTGGTATAAGGACTTTAAATAAGAAAGGAGAAACTTCTTTTGTAAATTGGATGGGAGATATACGTACTCCTGAAGCTGTAGAATATAATACAGTAGACCCAAGTGCTAATCCTTTTAACTATAATCTGGCTTTAAATAATCTTACAGACAATGTAAACTATTTACAGGTTCGTAGTATAGGGTTAGAATTTACAATAAGAACTGAGAATTTACCTGATGATATTACTGCATTTCAGATAGTTTATGTAGAGAGAACTGACGAGAATAAAACTAGGTTTGGTACAGGCTTACATTTACCTGTACTACAAATGAATGGCAGTGATGTCAACAGGCTAAAAGTTAATGGGGAGTTTACTGATGTTTATGTTACTGGAGTATATAAAAGTACAAGTAGTGCTGAAAACTGGACAGCTTATGACATACGAGAAGATTCTACTACAAAAGGTGGTGGTGGAGTATCTTTTATAAGAAGTAACTTTTGGCCTTTACAATTAGGGGCAAATCAACCCAACAGAATAGGATTAATTAAATCTCCTATGGCTGATGCACAATTACCTCTTACAAGTGCTACATACATAAAACTACATGAAGGGTTTAGAGCCTATGAATCTCAATACTTTGCACAAAATCCAAGTAGTGGGGGGTTAGCTATGTGCTATGGCTATTGGTTAAAATATAATGATTCTGCTTTAGGTATACCAACTACACAAATACGTAACTCAATAGACGCACGTCAGAATGTAGGTATAGATTCTATTGTATTAAGAACTGTTGCTCCTACTGTAATGCAGTATGACTTTCATAATGTAGCATTAAGGAATGGTGATGGTACAGAAGGAAAACGTGGTTTAATAGCAGGATTAGGACAAACATCAGAATTTATTGTTACAGGACAAATAACTAATACAGTACAATACAATACTACTTTTAATGGTAGTAATGTTACAGATGTAGATGCATTACCTTTTACAGCTTTTAATGATTCTGCGTTTGAACCAGGAACTGATGATGCTGATGATAACAGAGGTATACCAAAATCTAACTACAGGTTAGTACAATACTGTACTTTTAATATAGGACAGTATGGAGGCCCTTGGAGAGCTTCAAGATATAATAATGAGTATATAGCCTTTGGTAATTTTATACCTATCAGTGCTTCAAATCCTGCAAATCAAACATTTAGACAGTTTGGAGATACTTGGATAGGAATGTACTCAAGTGTATATTTTGCTTTTCCTTGGATGGAAGATCATGGTATAGCTAGTAGAGGTGGAGTAGGTTCAGGGTTAGGTAATATATATGAAGAATCTAACAACTACAAACAAGCTTCAGTTATTTACCCTTGTGAAGCTCCTATTAATGGAGATATGAGGTATGGTAAATACTGGGCATCAGACCAAGTTAGACAACAGAATAACTTAGATGATTTTGCACCATTTCAGTTTGATGAGAATTTATTTAACTTATCTTACGACCAAAAGAATAATGCAAAAAAGTTTGTGCCAGAACCTTTTAATACAAGTTTTGATGAAGAGCAACCTCATAGAGTATGGGTTTCACAAAACAAGTTAGATAGTGAAGTAATAGACTCTTGGAGAATATTCAGGGTAAATGATTATAAAGACTTAGAAGGTACATACGGACAGATAAATAAGATAGTAAACTTTAAAGATAAACTTTTAGCTTATCAAGATAGAGCTGTAGGTTGGGTACAATCAGAAGAAAATTCTGCACTAAGAACTACTGACACATTGGCAGCTCAAATAGGTACAGGTGACATACTGACAAGGTATCAATACATATCTATTGAATCAGGTTCTATACATCAACATTCTGTAGTTGTAGCTCCTGATAGTGTACATTCATTTGATGCAAGGTTAAGAAAGTATATGATACTACGAGAAAACTTAGCTCCTGCTTCAGATGTAGAAGGATTATCAGCTTTCTTCAGAGAAAATGTATATGGGCCTATACTACAAACAGACCAAGTACTATTAGGTATAGGTATACATGGAGTATATGATACTAAATACAATAGATGTTTTATGACCTTCTTAAATAAGGTAGATGATGGTGCAGGTAAAATAGACAAGAAGTTTACAACAGTATATAATGATTTACTACAAGCATTTGAGAAACATGAACCTTTTACACCTAACTTATATTTAAATACAGGTAAAAGATTACTTTCAACTAACAATGCTTTAGATAAAGTATATGTACATTCACAAGGTAACTTCCTTGAGTATTATGGTAGTTATTATCCAGCTTCTGTTACATTCATTTGTAAATTCCCTGATGAAACTAACTTACTTACAGCAAGGGTAGATACATTAGAGTTTTGGTCAGAAGTATTTAATAATGCTGGAGTAAACTTACCACTAGAATCAGTTACTTCAATAAAAATGGAGAATGATTATCAATCTACCTTTAATTCTTTGAACCCTTTAACAGATTCTACGTTAAAGCGAAGAGAAAGAACTTGGAGAGTATCTCATATAAAAGATTACACTCCTCCTTATAACAATGTAAAGATAAAACCATATCTACGTGATAAGTATGTTAAAGTAACACTTACATTTAACAATCCTCAACATAGATTAGTTTTACATGATATTAATACACAAATTACTAAATCTTACCATTAATGGGAAAGTATACTAAAATAAAAGCTGATGGTGGGCCAATAAAAGGTAAGAAGAAACCTGCTATTAAAGTTAGTGATCCTTTTGATCTTAATTTACATGCTTATTTAGATAGCTCAAATTTACATAATGCTTACTTAGAGCAACTAAAATATAACCCGCCAGTAGCTCCAAAAGATTTAACTGCCCTTGATATTGATTATAAAAATAGATTTAAAAATAAAACAAAAAATGAACAATTAATTTCGTTTAGTCCAAAAAAGGGTATGGTTAGCCCGTATAAATCTAAAAGCGAGTATTTAAAAGCAAATCCTGCGGAAGCTCCTTTAATAGATGCTTATGAAAATTTAAACTTTAAAGGAAAAACTCAAACAGGCTATTGGACAACTCCTGATTTATCTCACGAAAGTATAGCACCAATTGATGTTTATACAGGAGAAGTCTTAGTAAAAGGAAAACCAAGGCATGGGGGAAATCCCGTATATGCAGAACCTACTCAACCTTATGAGTATACTGGAGATATTAATGACGTATTAAAATATAGAAGTAGCCCCACTGTATATGGAATAAGTGCCTCCCCACACCAAGAAAAATTAAATATAAATTCTATACAATATAATCCTAAAGATACTAATCCTTACAATAAATATGTTGTAAATAGATACTTACCTACACCACAATCTCCAGTTAATCCTTTACCATACGATGATATTCAGTTATATTCTGGACACCAAAACAGAGATAATCAAGGTCTATCTGTAGGTTATGTAATGGAAGATGGTAAGAGGAGAGATATAATGGCAGATGAATATAATGCAATTATGGGTAGCTCTGTACAAGGAGGTACTAAACTAGAAAATACTGATTATGCAATGGGTGGAATGATTAAACGTAAAGATGGCTCATATTCTAAACGAGGATTGTGGGACAATATAAGGGCTAACAAAGGTTCAGGTAAAGCTCCTACTAAAGAGATGCTTAAACAAGAACGTAAAATTAAAGCTAAGTATGCAGATGGTGGCCCATTAGATAGAAATAAATTAAAAGAATACATTGACCTGTATGGATTTGGTTCAGGAGAAGATAGTGCTGGAGATGGTTATGATTTTATTTATAATAATCTAATAACCAAACATGGACTAGACCCAGATAATGCTGCTAAATATACTACAGCTATTTTATCTCCTTTAGAAATACAACCAAATAGTTTTACTCAAAGTACAGAAAATAATAATGCTGTTTATACAGCAGAAGATATGGATTTATATACAGGTGATACTGATATGGCAGAAATTAATAAATATAGACCAACAAAACAATTAACTGCTAAAAAACCTTTTGGGTATAAAGAGAATTTTTCTAATGGTGAACAAGAATATGGTAAAGGCGGGCCAATTAATCCTTTAGAAGGAGATTTAATTTCTAAAGTTATTATGAACAGAAATAGAGATAAAGATTTTGTTCAAAGAGCTTATGCTGTAGGAGATTATCCTAATTCTAATATGTTTACTTCACCTGATCCTGATAACTTTGGTTCTAGAATGAGCCATAAAATGGAATATGGAGAAGATGATAAAGGACAAACATATATGTATCCTTCTGTAATGAATCCTAAAAATGAAGATATAAAAATTCCTAAACAGTATGCAGACTATATATCTTCTGTAGGTTATAAAAAAGCTACAGGAATGCCTTATGCAATGGGTGGTAGAATGAACCAAGCTCAACAGCTTAATCAAGGTAAAATGAGAGTTGGTAGTGGTGAAGGTAATGGGTTAAGAGAATATGCATCAGATTATGGTAATTTCCTATTAGATGGAATTACAGGTGTGGCGGAAGGAATTACAGGAGCTGAAATATATAACCCTAATTACAATACAAAGCTAGGTAAAATAGCAGGAGCTGTTAACAATCAATCAGGTAAAATGATTGGTAAATTTGCACCTATGGCTTTAAATGCTGTAGCACCTGGAGTAGGAACTGCTGTAGGAGTAGCAGGTAAAGCTATTGGAACAGGGTTAAACGCTTCAAAAAATGAACAATCTAATGAACAATTAAATTTAGGTAATAATTCAATGCTACCTAACGTATTAGGTAATAATACGGAAGGTATAGCAGCAATGGAACAAATGGGAGCAAGTATGAAAATGGCACAAGGTGGCTTAATGCACATCAATGAAGGTGGTACACACGAACAAAATGCTTTAGGTGGTGTACCTATAGGCCCTAATGCTTTAGTAGAGCAGGGTGAAACTATAAATAATGACTTTGTATTTTCTGATAGGTTAAAACCTAAAGGAAGTAAAAAGACTTATGCACAACTATCTAAATCTGTAGATACTAAATACAGATTACGTCCTGATGATAAACTTTCTAAAGAAGCTAAACAGATGGATTTAGATAGGTTAGCTATGCAACAAGAAGCTCAGAAAGATGAAATGTCTACTAAGTATATGCAGAAAGCAATGGCTTGTGGTGGGAAGATAAAAGGCTTTGGTGGTTCATTTCAAGGGCCTATATCTCAATCTATGAATGTTACTAATGGTCAGAATACTTTGTTAGCTATGGGTGGAAATCTTCCTAACTATGATTATGGAGATGATGGAAACATAAGAAGAAGTCCTTATAATAATATGGTTAATGCTGTAGATAATGGCATTAACAATGTTAATTACCGACCTAGCAATGATGTAATATTTAATGAACGTATGAAAAGAGAGGGTTTTAACCCTACTTTAGAAGATTATAATAAAGTTGTATTAAGGCAACAACAAGCAGCTTATGGTGGTAGCTTGATGAGTAACTTTATGGAACAACCTCCTGTATATCAAAATCCTGCTAATCAATATGCTACGGGTGGTAATATGTATGGTAATGGTGGTGGGCCAATTGGGCCTTTAACACAGGATGGACAATTTTTATCTACTTCTTTTTCAGGGCCTGATATGGATGAAACTTATCTTGATGAAAATTATTTAGATGATTTAAGAGCACAGCATTTTAAAAGTAATCCAAACATGGATCAAACTGTGTACTCAAATGACGATTTTCCTGTTAAAGATTATTCTTATTTAAGTAACCCTCAATATAATGATCCTAATTACAGTATAGATGGTTATTTTAAGGATACAAATCGGAACCAATATTATAATACAAAAGTTTCACCAAGTTATAGCAGTGCTTTAAATAGACTAGAAACTAACCCAGCAGGGCAAAACTATTTAAAACAAATAGGAACTGTTAGCGGGTACACTAGAGATACTATATTTAATAACTTAGACCCCGATGTAATATTTAATAGAATAATAGATAATGGCGTTGATTCAAATACTCCTATTAATATAGAATCTAAACCTTATTATACTCCTAATACTCAAGTTAAAGGTAGAGATGTACAGCCCTATAATTCAGAAGAAAACAATTTGGCTAAACAAATGCAAGGTACAAGTAATCCTGCACAAAATGAATACCCAGAAGTTGGTAATACAGGATATTTAACTAACTTAGCAGGAAATTTAGTTAAAGCAGGTATGGTAGCTACAAGTAAACCTCCTATATATAACCCTTCAGTTAAGTTTGGCAGAATGAATGCTAACCCTGCTGAAAGATTGGCTATGCAAGAAGGACGTAGAGAGATACAAGGTACTAAAGACATTATAAGGAACAATGCTACATCTTCAGGGCAATACCTTACTAATGCTTCACTTATGGGTAGTAATGCAGCTAACAAGCTAGCAGGTACTATAGGTGGTATTAGACAACAATACGATACACAAAATGTAGGTATAGGTAATCAAGAAGCTCAAGTAAACCAACAAATAACTGCTGCTAATAACTTAGCTAAAGAAACCTTTAGAGATAACAGATTAAACCAATACAATAAGATATTAGATAGTGTTATAGGTGCTAACCAACAAAGGTTTGCAACTGATGTACATGCTAATAACTATCAGAATCAAGCTATTAGTATGTTAAAAACTAAAGACTTCCATGTAGGCAGAAAAGATAAAAATGGAATGTTTGAAGTATTAGATATAAATGGTAATATTGTAGGAACACTAGACAACAATGGTGTTGCAAAAGACTTACAAGGTAATCTAATAAAATAATTATGGGCAGATTTATAGATATTACAGGTGCTCCTATAGCATCAGATTTTCAGGAAATGCCTTTGGATTTTATGTCAAAGGCATTAGACATTCAACAAAAGTCTAAGGATACTTTTGATACTGCACGAGAGAGTATGTTACCTAGTGAAGGGGGGTTAGCAAGTACTATGTTAAAAATGCCTGATGGTAAATTAATTTCTCTATCCCAATATGAAAAAGATAAATATGATAAATCTCTTGAAGATATAGCTAAAGTAGCAATTAATAATCCAATGGAGGCTAACAGAAGATTTGGAATATTTAAAAAACAAAGAGACAGTGATCCAGTTTTAAAATGGGCTAAAGAAGATTTTGCTTTAAAACCTACAGTAATTAATAATGAAAAAGCAGAAGATAAAGCAGGAACAGCTGTAAGATCTTACAGAGATAAAGAAGGTAAGGTAATACCCATTAATGTGGATGATATTATTTCAGGCAAAGTTTCAACTCCTCTTGAGTATTATAATAGTATAGGTTATAGTGATTTTACAACTCCTACAAGAACTTTTATAAAGGACATTAAAGGTATTGAAGGTATGACTTCAAGTACCATAAAGCCCTACTTAGATGAGATAGCTGGTATAGGCTCAATGATAGCACAGGGTAAATCTGCTACTAAATTTGATAGGCAAACAATGGATAATCTACAAAAAGGTATAAATACCGCAGTAGATTACTTATTAAATAGTAAAAGTGCTGCCAGCCGATCTTTTAAAGCCATATATGGAATTATTGATGGTAATGGTAATCCACTGGTTGATGAAGCAACTGCAAAACAACTTGCTACAAAATTTGTGTTAGAGCAAGCAGATGACTTTACTTATGATAACAAAAGTACTACTACTGATATGTCTTGGAGCCTTCCTTCAAAAGGAGATAGTGGAGATGGAAATAAAAATGGTAATGATGAAGAATCTGTAGAAATACCTGCTGGTTCAATCTATACTAAACAAGGAGAAAATCTTGTATTAAAAGCCATAGCAGGAAAAACTAGAGAAGACCTAGCTAAAGATGCTACTATGGCAGCATCTAAACTACTCGTTATTAAAAATCTTGATGCTACTAATCCAGATTTAGCAAGATTAGGTAAATCATTAGTAAATCCTAAAACAGGATTAATAGATTTTAATAAACTAACTCCTGCAATATTAGATGATATAATAATAGCAGCTAATAAAAATAAAGACCCAAATATTACAACTGCTATTAATAGCTTAGCAGTAGCTAAACGTGGGTTTGATTTACTTCAAGACGCTGATGTAGAATCAGATGTTATAGCTAGGCAACGTAGCGGGTTTACAGAAAAGAAAGCAAAAGAATATGAAGGTATTCGTAAAGATATAGAAGAAGAATTATTAAAGTATGCTACTGCCCCAAGTACTAGATTAATAATAACTGACAACGGTACTATTAAAGCTTTGATTAGTGGGGGAGCAGAAACAATGACAAAAAGTATAATAAGAGTAGTTCCAGAAAATATACCTCTTTTTACAAAATATATAAAAGATATACAAGATAGTAATAGCGAGTTTTCTCAATATCGTAAAATTAAACAAGAGGAATACAACAAACGTACTAATCCTAATTATGAATACGCTCAAAACTGGACAGCTATAAAATGGGCAGCTTCTTCTGATGGGGAACATGAAAAGAAACAATTAAATAATGCAGTGCATTCAAATATCACTAATTTAATTAGAGGAACAGGAGATAAAGAAAGTATAATAGTAAATGATGCGGGAGAAGCTGTAGATTTAAAAGAATACTACCCAGACCCAGAAGATGTAAATGTTATAGCACACGTAGATAACCCCGATGGTACAACTTCTGTTAAATTTAAACTTAAGAAATCTGCTCCTACTCCAGAAGGAAAAATTAAAGTATCTGGGGAAGATGTATTTATATTAAAAACAGCTTCACCAATTGTTACTGAAGTATTGAAAAAATATAATAACCCAGTATATACTTTTGAGGGCAGAGCTAAAAGTACAGTGGCTGATTGGGAAAGAAATGTTTTACCTCAAACTAAGCGAGATGGAACTCCTTACATTAAAACAGTATATCACGATAAAAACCCTATAAAAATACAGAATGTAGATGGAATTAATAATTACACTTTTGTCCCTAACAAAGAAGGTGCAAATGATTTTGTAGACTTTTATAATAAATACGTTGTATTTTTCCCTAATATAGAGAAAATATCTATAGATGCAAACTATGGTAAAGAGGATATAGGGGTAATTATAAGTACCTACGAAATGTTAAAAGACCAACAAACTAAATTAGATAAACTTATTTTAGATAAATAATGGCAAAACAACCTAAAGAAGAACCAAATCCAATATTACAACATTTATTTAATACTCCAATAAAATACGGATTAGAAAACCCAGGATTTGATATTCCCACTTATAGAGATGTTTCAGATGATTTTGATACGTTTGAAGGAAGTAGAGTAGACCCATTGGGGGGAGTAAATTTTGAAGCAGAAGATGATTGGCTAGCTAAAAGAGATGCTGAACAATCTTTGTATGATGCTTGGGGCAATGGCTTAATAAAAGCTGTAGGTAAGGCAGGTACTACTGCTGTAGAAGGTATAGGAGCATTAGCTACACTACCTTTTGGGCTTATAAAAGGAGTTTCTAGTGGTGATTGGAGTGGATTCTATGATAATGCTTTAGGCAATGCAATGGATGATATTAATGATTCATTGGCAGAAGCTTTTCCTAATTATAGTTCAAGAAGAGATTCTACATTTGATGCTGACTTTTGGGCAGACCAATTCTTAGGTGGAGCAGGATATATGGCAGGTGCTATATTAGGTGGAGAAGGTATAGGGCTTATTGGTAAAGCAGTAGGAGGAGGATTAAAAGCAACTAGCCTATTACAATTAGGTAAGGGATCTAAAATAAAAGATATTGTTGGTTCAGGTTCTAAACTAGCTCAATTTGGAGCTAAGTTAAAAGACCCCACAAAACAATTAGCATATAGTTTAGCTACAGCTACTAGTGAAGCAGCAGTAGAAGCTAGAGATGTTAAGAATGTATTGTATGATGATTTATTTGCCAGAAGAGATGCAGGTGATCTTGCTTTACAAGGTAAGACTGATGCAGAACTTATGGATATGTCTAGAGCTGCTGGTAATGCAGCATTTGCATTTAACTTGCCTGTTATTGCTGCATCTAACTTTTTAACCTTTGGTAAAGCCTTAACATCAAAGTATGGAGCAGCAAGAAAAACTTTTGGTAATGTAGTAGGAGATATAGGAGAAACAGCTGTAAAAAAAGAATCAGCTTTACTTAGTGGATTAGGTAGACTTGGAGAAGGTGCTATATCTGAAGGTAGCCAAGAGTTAGCTCAGTTAGGTATTTCAGAAGGTTCTAAGAAGTACTATTTAGGACAATACAGTTCAAGTGCGCAGCACTTTAACAGTCTGTGGGGAAGTGTAATTGATGAAACAGTAAGAAACTTAGGTACTAAAGAAGGTTTTGAGTCTATGTTTCTTGGTGCAATATTAGGTGGGCCAACTTCTCTATTAGTAGGACAAAAGCAAAGAGCACAAGAAAAAAAGAATACTGCTGCTTACTCCGAGTTATTAAATAACCCAATGCTTCAAAGTCTAGTTTCTAACTTAAGTAGAAGAGGTGATAATATTACACAAGTTGCAAATGCAAGTGCTCAACAAGATGGTGCAATAGTTGCTGGAGATAAATTTGGTTTTAAGAACTCAGAATATGATGTTCTAAAAGGACTAACAAAACAAGCAGTAGAATTAGGCGGTGCAGATACTTTTATAGATAAACTAGAAGCACTTAAAGAATCAGACCTTGGAGAATTTAATAAAAAGTTTAGTAACCCTGAAGGTGAATTTGCAACTGTTGAAGAGCGTAATAAATCAATAGATGATGCAATACAAACAGTTAAAAGTGTAGCTGATGCTTATGATAATATTATAGTTAGTAGGCCAGAATTAAACCCTCTAGTAGCTGAAAAAACACCTGAACTTACTCAAGCTAAGAGACATATATTTGATGCAGTATTTGATGCTGTAACTAACTTTGAAGATATAGATAAAAGAGAAAATGATATAACTTCACAAATATTAGGACTTACAGCAGGTCAAAAAATTACTAATATAGGTATTATACCAAGTGAAGTAGGGCCTATTTTAAATCAGTATATAGAAAATACTCCAGGAGTAGATTTTGATACCTTTCGTAAATCAGATGCTTATAAAGAAAACTTTCAATCAAAGATTGATGACTTTAAAAAAGTAAATCCTGCTAAAGCTTCTGAAGTTCAAACTCTTGTAGATGATTTAATTAAACTTTCTCTTCGCAGAGAAGAAATGATTAAACAGTATAATGAAGCTATAGAACAGCCTGAAAAAATACAGAAAGAAGCTGAAGCTGCTGCTCAAAAACTTCAAGAAAAAAGAGATAGATTAAAAGCAGAAGCTGATGCACAAGCTGCGGAAGCCTTAAAAACTGCAACTGAAGCTACTCCACAACCTACTGTAAATACTCCTCAGCCTGCACAAACTCCTGAACAAATGTTAGGAGGTACAACAGAAGATGGCTTACAAATGAGTGCTTCTGAAAATGAAAGTGAATTAGAAAAAGTAGCAATTGAAATAGCAACTTTACAAGAAGACCTTAAATCTTATGAACCTGGTTCAGACATGTACAGTCTATATGAAGCAGCTTTACAAGAGGCAGAGGCAAAACAAAAAGCTTTAATTTCTAAAAAGAAAGAAACTGAAGAAGCTAATAAAAAGAAAGAAGGTACAGCAGAAAAACAAGCTGTAGCAACTAAAACTATATCTAGCGAAGATAAAGAACCTGTTGATGGAAATACTTTTACTAAATTAATATCTCCTAAAACAGAAGCTGCACAAAAGATAATTCAAACTACTCCTGTACAAGAATTAATAAAAGGCATCAAAGTTATTATAAAAGAATATTCAAACTACAGAATAACAAGTAAGTATTTATTAGAGGGATCTCCCATAGTTATAAATGGAAGAAGGGTAGATTCTTATACAGTAGATAAAAATATAGATGGGTCTATAGGCGGAATAGATGTAAAATTTGCAGACACTTCTACTCTTGATTATACAACAGCTGAAGCCCAAAAAGATTTAAATAAAACTTATATTGTAAGTAAAGAAGGAGGTATTTATGAAGTAGGTACTGAAACTCCTGTATTAGTACAAAAAGCAACTCAAAAAGAAAATGTTAGTTATGTAGGAAGACCTATAAGTATTACATTTACTTATAATGGTGTAGAATTAGGCTACTTACCTAATGCTGATAAATTTAGAACTAAAGATGGTAGAGGTTGGAATGATTTAAATACTGACGAAAAATTAAATTTATTTAAAGCAAGAAAGGGTACTCTTACTTTACAGGATATTCAAGCCTTAAATATACAGCAACAAGAGCTTGCTAAAATACAACAACAACTAGAAAAACAGCCTTTTGGAGAGTACTCTTTACAAGACTTTCCATTCCTATCTATTACTCCAAGTATGGGGGAATTTGATATAGCTTCTAAAGATACAGAGCCTTTATTAGCTACTAAAATGCCTATAGCTAGGTCAGGAGGTAACCCCCTTATATATGACCAAAATAAAGGTACATTTGTATATTCAAATGATACTCCCACAGCTTTAGATGCTGTTAAAACTATACCAGAAGGTATACAACAAAAACCAGGTGAGAAAAATAAAGTTGGTAATAGATACTTAGTATTACTTGAAAATGGTAATTGGGCTGTACTTGAACATAAAGAATTAACTTTAGCTGAATTTGAAACCGTATTTAAAGAACTTCTTGACCTACAAAAAAGAATTAAAGA